AGGGCTCTGAAGATACGCCATTACACCGTATTTCACATGTGATTAACTCGCCTTTTGTTAAAACTGATAAAGTGGGTTATAGATATATGAAACGTGCAGTAATTCCTGAATATGCTCAAGGAAGTTTAGGCAGTGCGGCGGCGGAAGGGTATAATTTAGCTATTGATAAATATAATTATAATGAAGCTGTTAAAGAAGACTTTGACAATTTACTAGAGGAAGAAACAGAAGGTTTAATTATAGAACAAGACTTTACAGGAAAAGAATTTCAACAAGATTTTTTAGAGTTTGGTCAAAGAGAAAAGTTAAAAGTAGCTAATGCGGTTGCTGAATACGCTAAAGGTAATATAAGCAAAATTGAATTAGAAAATATAAAGTTAGAAGCAAAAAGTGCTGTAGATAATTTTGCTGCAGCGGGTAATAACTTAAAAGTGCTTAGATCAGATTTTTTAAAGCAAGTTGAAAATGGAACTATTGATATAGGCGCATCAAAAAAACAACATGCAGATTTTTTAAATACATTATTAAAATCACCTGACAATTTAACAATAAAAAATATTAATGGTGCAGATTATGTTGTGGGAAAAACAATGAAAGGCGAAAATTTACAAATACCCATTTCAAAGTTAGCCGATGGAACTGCTAGTTTTGGTTTAAACCCAAAAGCTGATTTGTCTTCAATATCATCTAATGCGCTAAAAATAGTACAAAATTTACCAAAGAAAGAAGGTAGAACCCAGTTTGGCGTAGGTACATCTACTGCTAGCCTTGAAGACGCAGAAAAGGCATCTATGTCATATTTTAAAAATCTTTTAAGTAAGGATGAAAACTTACTGAGATCTGTTGTTTCTCAAACTGCTGGTTTGGGTTATGATCAATTTGAAGAAGCTATGGGTGAGGACAAGCAAGCTGATATGACAGAAATGATTAATGATGCCAGCTCATATCTTTTTAAAAATTACATTGCTCCTGTTTATGGGCAAGAAACAACAACTAGAAAGTTTGATACTACTGAAAAACAATACAGACCTACAGCTGGAGAAAGGGAAGTACAAAGAATAAAAGCTTTATTTGACTCTAAAGGTAACATTACTAAAAATAATTATAAAGAATTTTTAACTTTAGTGCCGGGTTTTGAAAAAAATTACAGATCAATAATAAAAGATGGCAAATTGCAAATTGGTAAGGGAAAAGATTTGGTTGCTAACATTGACCTATCAAATCCAACTTTAGCAAAACAACAATTAGCAAATTTAGCCGGAGTAACTGGCTATTCTGGACCTACATATGATGCTACATCATTAATACAAAAATATTCAAAATAATTTTATGAACGAGCTAGAACAAATCGTACAAAGAATGATTGACGCAGGAGAGCCCGAAGCGGCTATTGCTGCAGTTATACAAGAGTATAATCAATCTGTAGGTTCGGGAAAGACGGATGCCGCTGCGGAGGAGACTGCGACTGTAGTGGCAGATCAACCAAGCGAATTGGGTTTGCAGTCGGGAAATGGTTTATCGGAGCAACGTTACAGCCACCCAGATGAAGATAGAGGGTTTTTTGATGCTTTAATTTTTGAGCCATTAAGTAAAGGTATAGCTCAGGGAGGCTCTAGTGATGAAACCTATGATGTATTTTTAGGTGGGGATTTTTCTCCGGAAGCTTTAAAAACCTTAAGAGAGGCTGACAGAAAAGTAATGGAGTCTGGAATGACGAAAGAGGGTATGGCTTATGAAGCTGCCGTTAATAAAAGAATAGAAGACGGCGAAAACCCTATACTTGCTTATTTTAAAGAATTGCCTAATAATAAAATGGGAGCTGCCCAATATATGATACAGTCCCAGACCGCGGCAGCAACTGCGGGTTTAGAAAATCCTGAAATATCACTTACTGCAGCTGGAGCTGGTGCTTTGGCAACAGGAGCTATTGGGTCAGCCGCTAGCCCCGTTGGAACAGCTATTGGTGCTGGAATTGGTGGAGTTAGAGGCTTTATGTCTGGATCAATGCTTGCTTTAGAGGGTGCATCAAGAATGAGCGAATTAGCCAAAGAATGGTTTGAAGAAAATAATTTAGATTGGAATAAAGATAGTGATTGGCAAAAGCTTAAAAACGATGAATCTGCCTTGCGCGAGATACAGCTAAGAGGAATGGGGGCAGGCCTTACTATCGGAGCTGCTGAGTACTTTGGTGGTAAGCTAGGCGGAAAGCTAGTATCAAAAGCAGTAGGTGCGGTCGGCGGTAAAGTGGCGAAAGCAGCTACTAAAACGGTTGGATCATTAGCTTCTGAGGCTACAGTCGGCGGCTTGGGCGAAGCCGGTGCATTGGGGGTTATGGGAAGAGACATAACCAGTACCGAAAGCTTAAAAGAAATTGGTATGGAATCTGTTATAGGTATGGTTGGGGCACCAATTACTGCGGCCCAAGCTACTCTTGAGCAGGTGAAAGCTAAAAACAAATATATTGTTAATGGCGGTAAAACAACAGATAAGTCAAAAGTAAACAATATAATAAATAATGCAAGTGATAAAGACTTTGTAAATATAAAAATAAAATCTGACGATAAAAAAGTTAATCAAAAAATTAAAAGTCGCAGAGAAAAAATTATAAAAGAAGATAAAAACCTTATAAAAAACAAAGTTGAGCCGCAAACCATTACTGACCAAAAGAAAAAGCTTGATTCAGATATTCAGCAAACTGAAATTGATATTGCTAATGTAAAAGAACAGGGCGACAATCTATCAGCATTGCCTTTTGAAACAAGGCTTAAAGATTTAAAAGACAAAAGAGCTGCGCTTGATAAAATTGTTCAATACCAATTAGACGAGTTAAGTGAACAAGAATCTATGGATTTAATGGATATGGATGATGACATATCTCTGTACCAGTCTATAGTAAATGATCCCCTGTCAACTGAGGCAGCTAAAAAAGAAGCACAAAAGCAATTAGACTTGCTAAAAGTACAACAGGTTCAAACTTTTATGAATCCTAATACTATAGACTCGCGTAACCCTGATGGTCCTAAAAGTCAAAAAAATATTGATCTTTCTAGAAAAACTCAAGAAGCTTACGAAAGAGGTGATATTGACGGGGTTATTGAAGCACAGCAGGGCCTTATATCCTCTATTGCAACGTCTTTATGGTCTAGAGTGCCGAAAGAAAAACAAGTTGGTACATACGAAGGGTTTAAAGCGGCTCTTGTTACATCTAAAAGCGGGATGTTAGACATGCTTGCATCTTATAAATCTGAAACAGGCGTTCCTTTAGCGGCTTATCTTGGAGACAGGCAAAAAGGGTTAAGAGTTAGAGCTAATCGTATAATAAAAGAACTAACTAAACAAGACTTTGAAGTTAGCACTGATTCAACAGAAGTATTAAACTCTTTTTCTGATAGTGAAACAAATATTGATGACATAGATATTTATGGTCCTAAATATAATTCACAAAAATTAGGTTTAGGAACTAACCTACTAGAAGAAGCTTCTAAAGATGTTGAATTAGCTACTCAAAAAATAGAAAATGAATTAGCTAAAGCTGATGAAAAAGCTAAACCTTTAACCCAAAAACAAAGACAATCTAAAGCTGAAAAAGCTTTTAACAGTGTTTTTAAAAATAAATATGCAAAAAGAGTTAAAGATAAAATTGGTAAAAAACTAGACAAAGAAAAGTACATTAGAGATAATGTTACTACTTTGAAAAAAATAGTTTTAGCTAATCGTGATTTTCAAAAGGGTAATCAAGGGTTGGCTAAGGACTGGAATAAATATCCACCATCTGACCAAGCTTTTGTAGATTATTATATGGGTACTGACACTAGCAACGCTCAGGCTATTAGCGATAGAAAAAAATCGTTAGCGGAAGCTGTATCCGATCAAATAGGCAAGGACGCTAGAAATAACTATTTTGAAGGTAAAGAAGCCGAACGTGCAGAAATAGGCGAAAGATTAGGTATAGCTTATTCAGAAGACCTTGAGGTTAAAAAAATAAGAATATTTGATTTTGATGATACTTTGGCGCAGAGTAATTCACAAGTGCTATACACGCTACCTGATGGAACTACTGGAAAGCTCAATGCAACCGAGTTTGCAAAACAATATGAAAAGCTAAATAATGAGGGCGCTACATTTGATTTTTCTGAATTTAGTAAAGTTATAGACGGTAAGAAAGGGCCTTTGTTTGAAGTAGCGCAAAAAATAAATGCGGCTAGGGGTAATGAAGACTTATTTGTTCTTACAGCTAGACCGGAAGATTCAGCTGGGGCTATACAAGAATTTTTAAAAGCAGCAGGTTTAGATTTTAGAAAAGAAAACATTATTGGTTTAGGCGATGGAACCGCACAGGCTAAAGCTGATTGGGTACAAAGCAAGATTAACGAAGGTTATAATGACTTTTACTTTGCAGATGATGCTATTAAAAATGTAGAAGCTGTAAAACAAGTTCTTGATAATGCCGATGTTAAAGGCAAGGTCCAACAAGCTAAAGTATACCAAGAAGTTATTGAAGAGATAACCGGCGATAATCAAGTTTCCGAACAAGAATACCAATCCCGGCTTGAAGAATATAATAAATTAACCACATCTATAGCTAATCAAATAGCAAAATTAACCGGGAAAGACCCTAAGGATGTCAAAAAAGAGTTAAGTAGCCGGAGAGGACAACTAAGAAGTGATTCTAGCAAAACAATAAAATTTATTGAAAAAGTATTACCAAAATTCATGAGTCGCGGAACAATGGAATACCTACGCAATACTTTTACAACGTCTAGTTCTAATAGGTTGCAATACCCTTCTTCAGGAGCTTACCAAGAGGCTTTGGCAATTATGGAATTTATTAACCCCGAATTGCTTACAAAAGAAGATAAAAAAGCTTTAAGTAAAATTAAATTTAGACCATCACCTGTAAGTAAGGACATGAGAGCTAAAATGTCTCAGGAAGAATTAGCTGAAAGAATGCTAAAAGATTATAAAAAATTATACGATTCTATTTTTTCAGATCCTAAAGCTTATGCTAATAAAAGAAAAGCACAAGAAAAAATGCTTTACAATTTATTAAAAGGCTTTGAAAAAGCTTATTCTAACGATAATGCTTTTGAGTTGGCCGCTATATTTTTAGGGCAAAGCGAAAGCATGCAACATTTCATACGGTCCTTAGCTATACCTAAAGTTTTTGCAGATCCAAGCACGCTAACGGCCAAAGATATTATATTCAATAAAGATGGTGTTCCTAAACTAATAGAAGAAGAGCATTCTTTTAAAGCTGTTTTAGCTGCGAATACTATGTTTAACATGGTTTCAAACGGCACGGTTGATGCAAATTTTGATAAATTAATGACTTTATACTTTCAAACAGGTTTATTAGTTAATGATAATAACAAACTAAACGCTAAATATAAAGACACTATGGCCCCAGGTACTATTTTTGGGGACCCATTAATAACATTAAAAACATATCAAGAAGTAGGTATTGATTTAACTAGATACACGTCTCTAATAAATGAAGTTGCAGAAAAATTAAACATAGATTCCAAAGGTGCACTAAAGCTAGTAGAGGTTGAGGAGTTAGCTAAAGACGAGATACCAGATAAATTACAGTCTGCTGTACAAATGCAAGAAGATCTTAATCCTAATCCCGAATTATCTAATAATGAAGCTGTAGAAGCTTTAAGTGATATGTTGGGTACTATTTATGGTATGGATGTGATCACAACTAAAAAGGCTCTAGAAGAGGCTGGCTATAGCGAAGCAGATGTAAAAAAGGCTTTAAGAAGCTTTGGCTTTGAGGATTCTGAAAATGGTTATGTTTTTATAAATTCAGAAAAAGCAGGGCTAGATACAGCAATGCATGAGTTCACTCATGTTTGGGCTAACCTTGTTTTTGCAAAAGATCCCGAGCTATTTAATGCCATATATGATAAATTAAAATCTCACCCTAGGTATGCTGAGGCTATATCGAGAATGAGTAAAGGTGGATATGCAAATATTCCCGTTGACTCGTTTGGTTATAAAAACGAAGTGATGGCTTACATACTCGGTGAAGAAGGTAAATCTCTTTATGAGGTATTTGCAGGAGATGCAGAGGCCAAAAGTTTAATTGATAAATTCTTTGACTATGTTAGAGAAGCTTTAGGATTTGATCCTACGGTAAAAAACTTTGCTGATTTAAATGTAGACCAAGTTGTTAAACTTGCTGTTAAAGATATGATGGAGGGCAATCCTTCTGCTAACTTTAATAAGCTACAAAACGTTGCTGAAGGAAAAAGTTGGTATGCTAAGTCAGAAGCAGCACAAAGCCCTAGTGCTAAAGCTAAGGCTGACCCTTTAGTAAGGGCATTTAATAAACTAAAACTTTCATATAGAGCTAATAAAGATTTGGCACGCGCTATTAACGATGCTTATGCTGAGGTAGAAGGCTTAATGAGTTTTATGGATTTTGTTAAAATTGTATCTAAAAATACAAAAGAAATAAAAACCGGTAAAACAAATCAACTTCTTATAGCTAAAGCTGAAATAATTAAAGCTGATAAAATAGCTGAAGAAAGTGCTAAGAAACAAGCTGAAGATAAAGTAAATGAGGAGCAGGCTTCTAAGCTACAATCTATGTTTAGAAGAATTATTTATCAAGCAAAAGGTGAGGGAGCTAAGGCGTCAAGATGGTTTATTCCACCTAACGCTGAAGACTTCAAAGGTTTGCTATACGCATTCTTGCCTAAAGGTCAATTAGGTGTTGATGCACGCAAGTGGATGGAAGAGCATTTAATTAAGCCTTATTCTAATGGCATTGCTACTCTTGACACTGAAATACTTCATAAGTCTAAGGCTTGGACTGATATGTCTAAAGGCTTTAACTTTGAAGAAAAAGTTGGCGGTACACCATATACTTTAGGTGATGCTATTAAAGTTTACAATGCGCTTAAAGAAGGTGTTGATCCAGGCATTGCTAAGAAAAAACATTTAGACGCACTTATACACGCTGTAGAAAGTAATTCTGAAGTATTAGATCTGGCCAATGAAGTTGCTGAATCATTCCCGATTAAACTTGAATCAGGTTGGCAAACAAGAGCGTTTGCTAAAGAAATTTATGATTCTATAAATAATGGTGCACGTAAAAGACATCTTGAAACATTTAGTAATAATGTTGATGCTGTATTTACAGATGCAACTCTTGATTTAATTGCAGACCAATATGGCGAAAAGTATAGACAAGCAATAGTATCTACACTGCGTAGAATGAAAAGCGGTAGAAATAGAGTATCTACTGATGCTAATGCAAACTCTTACATGAACTGGCTAAACAGAGCGGTAGGAACAACAATGTTCTTAAACACCCGTTCTGCTATATTGCAGTTGCTATCTACATTAAACTTTTTAGGGAAACCTGGTAATAATATATTCCAAGCTACTGCAGCATTTGCAAATCAAAAGCAATGGAAAGCAGATTATAATAAACTATGGAATAGTGATTATCTATCTAATAGACGTGATGGCGCGAAGTTTGATGTATTAGCAGATGAGATTGCAGAAGGACCGCAAGGTTTAAACAAGATACTTAAGTTTGGCTTTTTACCAACAAGGTATGCGGATAGCTTTGCTATTGCTCTTGGGGGTGCTGCATACTATAGGAATAGAGTTAATATGCTAATGAAGGAAGGAATGAGTGAGGCTGACGCTGAAGCTCAAGCTATGATTGATTGGAGAAATACTGCGGAAGAATCTCAGCAGTCTTCTGATCCATCTAAAATTTCTGAAATACAAGCATCGTCAATTGGTAAAATAATATATGCATTTGCTAATACACCGTTTCAGTACGCAAGGATAACAAAAAGAAAACTACAAGATATTACATCAGGTAGATCCGCAGCCGCTGGTACGGTGAGAACAGATATGCAATCTATATTGTACTATTCTGTTGGGCAAGCTATAATGTTTAACGCTCTACAAAGTGGCTTAGTGGCTTTATTAAATTCAGATGATCCTGAGGATGATGAAATGAAAAAAGAAAAGTATGCATTATTAATAGAGCGTACTTTAACGTCTTTTGCTAAGTCCACAGGTAATCCTGGGGCTGTTGCTTCAACTTTATATGCAATGATGAAAGAAGGCTATATGCAGCAGACTGGTAAGAAAAGACCTGATGCAAATGCTTTTGCAATTACCGCTACATCTATATCTCCACCTTTAAATTCTAAGATGCGTGATTTAGCTGGTGCTTATAGAGCTTTTAATAAGATAGAAGAGGGTGATACATTTACACCGTCTTTAGACAATGAAGCTTTAACCATGGCGGGTGAAGTTGCATCATTTGGCGGTGTACCTTTAGATAGAGTAATTAGGAAAGCAAGACATTTGGCGGCAATTAAAAACGAAGAAGCCGAACTATGGCAAAAAATTTGGATGCTTGCTGGCTGGAGTAGCTGGGAGCTTGGTGTTAAAGAAAGTAAAGATACTGAGTTTAAAGCTATGGATTTTAAAGATGTAGATTTTAAAGAAGTTGAGTTTAAAGAATCCGCATTTAAGAAATTAGAAAACGGCATAGCCGGAAGAGCAAACAATGATGGCACTATAGAGATAGACCCTAACCTATCTCCCGTCGAACGCGAAAAAACTATTGCTCATGAAGAACAACACATGAAAGATATGGAAGCTGGAAAGCTTAATTATGATGATAATTATGTGTATTGGAATGACAGTAAGTATGAGCGCAAAAATGGTAAGATTATTTATAAAGGGAAATCTTATATAGAAGGCCATTCTAGTTTACCTTGGGAAAAGAAAGCATATGATGCTGAACCGAGTACCAAAGAAATTAAGCGTAAAAAGTTATATGCTTAAATAAAAAAAAGGGGATGATACCAATTACGGCGTCATCCCCTTTAATTATTTAAAATAGTAATCCAATACCTAAACCTACAATAGGTCCGATTATTGACCAACCTTCTAAAAACCTAATTTTATTAAGTTCTTTTTGCGTAAACACGTTGTCATTCGTATCAAGAATAACATTAGCTGCTTTTTGCTTGGCTTCAAGCAATTCAGCTTCTAACTTTTTTACTTTTTCTTTTAAAGTCATAATATATAATTTAAATTATCCATCGCAGCTTAAACAATCAGGATCCATAGCCGCTGCTGCTATATCTCCCCTTAATACAGATTCTGTACGTGTATAATACAAAGTTTTAATACCACGTTTCCACGCTTCAATATGCACCTGATTCAACCATCTAGGCGGTGCTTCTGATGGAAATGCTAGATTTAAACTAACAGACTGGTCTATATAATCTTGTCTTATACCCGCTTGTTTTACTAGTTCTAATTGATTAATTTCTTTAAATGTTTTAAATACATTTTTTACAGGTTCTCCTTCTTCTTGAGTAAGTCTTCCTCCGTGATCGTAAAACCATCCATTAAGTTGTTTAATTCCTTGAATGGATCCACCATCTTCCAAAATTTTGTCCCAAGTTTCTTTATTATTGATTCCAACTTTTCTTAATACTTTTTCTAATTCTTTATTTTTTCTAATAAATGTTCCTTTAGCAGATTGTTCAGTGAACACATTTGCAGCCCATGGCTCAATTCCTGGCGAAACATTACCAGAAAGTTTTGAGTTCGATACGGTTGGCGCAACAGCTCTTAAATGCGTATTGCGGAAGCCTGTACCGACGCACCAAAGTGGTTCGCCATATGTTTCAGCTAATGCTCTTGAAGCTCTTTCTGTTTCAATTTTTATTTTGCTAAATATCTCGCGAGTTTTAAATTGAGCTAACAAGCCTTCAAAGGCAATACCGTTTCTTTGTAGTAAACTATGCCAGCCTAGAACTCCCAGCCCAAGAGCCCGTCCCTTCACAGCTGACCTTACAGAATTTTCGAACCCTCGCATGTTCTTTGCTCTCTGTATGAATTCTTCCAGGACACCGTCCAGGAACCAAGTAGCATCGTACACTAGATTTGTATTTTTCCATTCGTCGTATTTTTCTAAATTAAGTGATGATAAGCAGCAAACAAAACTATGCGATTCATCTGTATGTAGTGTTATTTCACTACATATATTAGTCATGTGCACCTTTAGGCTATTTTTCTTATATGCTTCTGGATTAGACTTGTTCGTGTTGCCTTTAAAAAGGATATATGGTTCCCCAGTTGCTTTACGTTTTTGGAGTAGCTTCGACCATCTTTGCCTAGCGTCTTGATTTCCCGCTTCAAGTCTTCGCATAAACTTATCGCCAACGACAACACACTGGTGTAAGTTAAGAGATTGTCTATTGACGTCTCCTTTAGGTTCCCTAATTTCAAGCCAATCGAGGAAGTCATCGTGTTCAATATTGATATTAACTGAAGCAGCTCCTCTTCTAACGCTACCTTGGTTGGTTGCGAGTATAGTTGAGTCGTAGATTTTGCAAAAAGGGACAACGCCGTCTGAAGTTCCATTACCTGTTATTTTAGCACCAGCGGGACGTATCATATTAATTCCGATACCAACACCCCCGCCGTGTTTTGCTAGTAACATCATTTCTAAATTTTTAGCTCCAATATCCTGTATACTATCTGCTACGTCAATACCAAAGCAACTAATAGGTAAACCCCTGTCTGTGCCTGTATTAGACAGCACAGGAGAAGCTAAACATAACCAACCCTGCCATATATACTCAAAAAACTTTTCAGCTAATTCTGGCTTGTATAATCGTCTCGCGACTGCGTTGCAGACTCTCCAGTACGCTTCTTTAGGGGTTTCTCCGTTAAGTAAATATCCCCCGGATATAGTCTTTTTGTAAACTTCTGTGTCTCCCCAGTTTGGATAGTCAACACCTTTTTTCCATTCATTGTTCCACATTTATATATTGTATAAATAAATTAAATAACCTATTACAAGGTTTATGTTAATAATAACTAAGTTCCACTGTTTAGCTACCCATACTTGGGGGATTAATAATAACCCTCCAACTATATAAGTTAGAGCACCCATTATACCATAATTAAGTAAGTAAGGTGAAATCATTATGAAAGCTGAGCCCATATATCCTAATCTAGAAGACAATCTTTCAACTGGAGTTAGTCTTCTTTCTTTAACTAATGATCTAAGCCATCTTTGTTTGAAACGGTATTCGCATTTTATGCATGTTTTTTTACCTTTTCTAAACTTTATTGGTAATTTACTTTTTTCACATTTATTACATGTTATTTTAATTTCTGCCATAGCTCATTTATATTGTAGTTTACAAGCGAAAATAAAAATATAATTTTTTTTATTGTCATTTATTTAAATATATTACCAAATATCCTCAAAGTCTTCTCCCTCATTCGCTTTGGAATAATCAGTCGGGCGAACAGCAAAAAAATCAGTATGAGTATGCCCCCCGGTAAGATGATAGAACCAATCAAGATTTTCTGATGCGCTTTCGTCAAACGCAAAGTACTCCCCGAGGTCGAAGTAACCAAGTTCTTGCAATTTTTCATTGAGACGTTTTCTAATGAATTGTTTAAGGTCGTAAGCTCTAAGGTTTTCAATGTCCCCGAGTTCGAACATTTTGTCAATATACTTTTCTTCTGATTCAAGCATTGTTTTTGCTGCTGTAATAACGTCATCTCTACAATCTTCTAGTAAGTTAGGTCTTTCTTTACACATATGTCTAAATAATTGACAGCCCATCTTACTGTGCAATGATTCGTCTCTAACAGACCATTTCATCTGTTGTCCAATGCCTTTAAGAAGGTTTCTAAGCTGAAAAGAATAAAGCACAGCAAAAGCGGAATATAAAGATACTCCTTCAGCAAAAGCACTAAATATAGCCAAAGACTTTCCAATTCCCACAGGGTCAATACCGTCATAGGCAACAAGGTTTTCGAATCGCTCTGCAGTAGCAGGTTCATGCAAAAATGCTTCAAAGTCTTCAAGCCCTAGTGTTTCGTTTAAATATGAATATGCTACAGCGTGAATTGTTTCTTGGCTACCAAACATCATAGCCATTTGCTGGATTTCGTGCTTGGGAAACCAATTAACAACTTTTTGTGTCCAGTAATCAGATACCGCACATTCTGTTTGAGCAAAACCTAAAAGAATATTTCCTACTAAATTTTTTTCAGCACTAGTTAATTTTTCGTTCCAGTCTTTAACGTCTCCCGACATAGGTATTTCGGTATGTAACCAAAATGCTTGTGCTTGTTTTAACCATCCGTCATTATAGTATTCAGGATATTCAAAAGGTTTATATGCTATACGCGGTTCAAATAGACCCATTTATATTTCTAATTTTTTTTCGTTATTATTTTGTTTTGCTTTTTCTTTTAGCTGTTCTACCATTTCATCATAATTAGGAAGCTGTTGTATAAAAGCGTATAGTCCAGAAACACGCTCATCTAACATTTTCATTTCCATAATTATTTGTTCTGATATGGTTTTTAGCTGTATAATTTTGCCAGCAAGCTCAGCTCTGGTTGGTGTGCTCATATTTAAAATTTTTACTTAATATTAAAGGACTTTCATCTTTATTAGATTGTATTTCAAAATGACTGTCTTTTTCTTTTATAATTATTTTTTTATTCTTAAATCTATTAGGATATTTTTTTAATAAGTATTCGTATAAATCATTCATTATATATTGCTAAACAAAGTTCTACAAAAGGTATATATATTACGTGCTCATTGTATCCGTCGTTAATATAAGTTCTCGCTCCAATAACAACACCAGGATATAGTCCTATGCTAAGTTCCCATGGCTTCATATTGTTGTTCTTTTAAATAATAATTAAGCATTTTCATGTGGTGGGTTATCCTCTCTGAATAATGACTCCTCAATGTAAAATCCATATCGTCCTGCGATTTCGTCAATTGTTCTTGAGTTAATTCGCTTGCTATTTCTTGCATATTTTTTAATATCTTTTTCTAGTTTACGTCTTTTATAATGTAAAGAAGCTAATTTTTTCTGCTTTCTTTTATTAATTGAATCGTCCTGTCCACTTCTCTCTGATTTTGCGGTTTGTAAAGCGTCTTTCCAATATTGTTTTTTGTCAGCCATAATTTAAATAATTTCCAACGCAAGGGAAAAGACTCATTAGCTCTTCCCTTACATTCTATTATGTAATCTTTTCCAGTAAAGTCAGGTGTATATTTAATCCCCAGCACTTTCTTGCTCCCCCTGTTAGTGTAGTCACCTTTTCCATTTGATTGTTTTTCGTAAGATTCATTTTTAAAATCAAAACTTTCGACAAGCTGGAAAACTTCACCTTCATAATATTCAAATAATTTTTCTTTCTTTAAAGCCATATAAGTATAACGTTCTAAACCTGACGCAAAATTAATACCATCATATGTTATTTTCTTTGCTGTTACAGGCCCTCGCTTTTTACTTTTTTTTCGTTTCATGTATTATTAGTTGTCCAGGTTTTATCAATATTATATCCCAATTGATCTGGTGGGCCAGGCTCAGGATATGATGACATAAGTTCTGCATCTACATCAATATCTTTAATATAGCAGTCTTCAATTTCTTCTCGCAAAGACATTCTTGCTTTTTCAATATAATTAACCGCATCCATTAATTCTTCTTGTAAATGATTAAGCCAGGCATCTAATGGTTGATCGTCATCATTAAGAGTCACGCCATATTTCTTAAAGCCTACATCAGATCGTTTCTGTATTTTGCTTATTACTTGTTGTATAATTTTATCACGCATCTTTTACAAATGTTCCATTAATCATTCTACCAGTTCTATTAGATATTTCATCATAAGCAGACTGAATGCAGTCTTCAATATTGACACCGACAAGGTGGGCAAGATTAGTAAGAACAACAACACTATCACCAATAGCATCAATAATACCCTCTTTGTCGTTTTTAAGTATAGCTTGGGATAGCTCTCCTGATTCTTCATATAGTTTAATTAATTGTGTTTTTGCGTCGCCCTTATCATATATACCTCTGATTTTAGCCCATTCTCTAATTAATTCAAATTGGTCATTGTGCGAATATAGTTTTTCTTCGCTTAGTTTTTGGAACTCACCCGCTTCAGCCATGGCTTTATTATAAATATAACAGGAGTTAGGGCCAAATTGACTATTATGTACATTAGATATAACCCAATCAATTTTATCAGTTGAATCAAGTTTAAACGTTCCATACTGTGTTTTAATTTCTAAGTCCGCTAAAAATGCTGTATCTAATTCTTTAGAAGATATTTTAAATGTAGTAGTTGCCGCGGATGAGCTGTGTTTATTCATAGTCTTTTTAAATAAGTCTTTATAAGGTCTCCTATCTATTTTGTAGCCTAAATCCTCTTGAAGTGTTCTTTCAACTTTGGAAGCTTCAGCCACGTCATCGGTTTCAAATAATATTTCGTATTCGCCATTTTTATAACCTTGAGCTTCAATCACTCGCTTTTGTATATTGCTTGTGCACCCAACTTTAACTCCTGGTATATGGTAAATTTTATATTTACCTTTGCTTATTGTTGCTTCCATTTCTTTTTTAATGATTTAATTATATTTAAACTTTCTTCGCTAAGAAATTGACCCATATAGTTGTTTTTTTCAAACCAGTATTTAAATTCCGACGTTGAGTTTTGCTTTGATTGGCTCATGAGGATTATAATCTTTTAAATGAATCATATTATGTGTTGGTATCATTATGAAATTTCCAGCACCCTGTTCAATACGTAGTCCGTAGTCAATTTCCACGTTAGGCAATTCCCTAAAATCACGAGATAATTGCTTTCTAGCTTGGTCGATATGGTTGTTGTAAAGATGACAATCACCAAGTGAAGCAGTAAGCCTCCCAGGTTTATAACCCGATCCTTTTGCCAACATAAGTAAAAGTAAACCATACATGGCAATATCATAAGGCAAACCAAGAAAAACATCAACGGATCGCTGATTCCATAATAAGTCAAGTTTTCCATTATTTATATATATTTGAAAACCATAATGACAAGGAGGAAGTGCCATGTCATCCACATCATTGGGATTCCATAAGCTTGCCATAATACGCCTCGATGTTGGCTCCTGTTTAATTTGCTTGAGTATTTTTTCAAGCTGATCAACACCATTAAAGTTCCTAAGCTGGCGCCCATAAACAGGACCAAGCGTACCATCAGTTCTACCTGACCGCTCATAATCAGCATTCCAGTAAGTAAGGCCATTATTGTTAAGGAAAGCAATGTCAGTACGTCCCTGTAAAATCCATAATAATTCTGTAACCGCATGTTTAAAAAATATTTTTTTAGTAGTTAGCAATGGAAACCCAAGCTCCATATCATGTCTAAGCATTCTTCCAAAGACAGATTGCGTCCCAGTTTTTGTTCTATCCTCTTTTTGTGCTCCGCCGTGGAGTACTCCTGATAATAGTCCTCTGTATTCATCTTGTACGTTTATCATAATAATATTTACACATTTCGTAATAGCTAGGCCATATGGTATTTTTGTCGTATATATGTGGTGCTATATTAGCTTTTTCACCTTTTATATATGGCCCAATATTTATACCAATCTTCCATTTACCAATTTCACCGTTTATACCTAAAGGCGATATTCTTATGTTGTTTCTAACACAGTAATCACGCGCTTTGGTTTCTTCGATAGTAGGATTATATGCTGGCATCCAGTTTTCTTTTTTCTTAGCCATTATTCCCAGGGCATTGATTCGTTACTAAAGGTAGTTAAAGGCATATAATCTCCTGAAGCATGATTCCATTTAAAATGTGCTTCCGCTTGATTTTCTCCTAAGTTTTGAAATTTTACTTTAAGTACTTTGACTTTCACTGAATTATTAGTATAGTCTCTATGTACTAGTAACCCGTGATAAGACGCATCATACCATTCTCCCCCTCCTTTGATATTATACATAGTGGGTTCGTCCATAGTACCATCGTCTTTTTTGTACATTTTAGTTGGGTGTGCTACAACAACCACTAGAACGTCATACTTTTTTGCAAAAGCTTCTATTCTAGCTAAATATTCCATTGTTGCGTCTGGTATAGACATATCAGAAGCACCTTTCATTTTAACTTTATTGTAAGGATCAATTACTAAACATTTAATGCCTTTTCTTTTAACTAATTCCGCACCTTTTTTAAGAACTGTATCTAAGTCATATCGTTCCGCTTCTATAAAATAAAAATTATCATTTACAACTTCAAAGCAACGATTCCACTTTTCAGAGCCTAAATCGCTTTCTTTAGGCATCCAACCGCCAATCTTTCTAATTAATTTATGCGCATGTAAAAACGTGGGTTTATTTTCCGGTGAAGCAAAAGCTGTTTTCCAACCATATTTCATTTGGTAACCCACAGCCATTCGATCAACAAAATCAGACTTGCCAGAGCTAGGCACACCTGTAACGGTGATGAATTGTCCTGTGTAAGTACTGAATATGCTATCAAAGTTATCAAGACCGATTTGATACCCAGGTTTAAAACCTTCATAAATAAATTCTTCAAGTTCTTCATTTATATCTCCTACTGTTACAACGTTCTCTAAAGGAACGGGTTGTGCATTATGTATAGCATCGCGAACAGCGTTCCTACCATTAGCAATAATAAGCTCATTAGCATCTTTATACTCTCCGAAACTTGCCAGCCAGCATACCTCCGCCCCAAAGCGACGTATAAGTTCTTGTTGTAAATTTTGACCAGCTTCATCAGAGTCCGTAGCGAGTATGATTTTTGATTTATTTTCAAAATACTCAATACAGTTATCAAGGTAATCAAGATTAAGCCGGTTAAGTGTAGCACCATTTGGTACGGAAACAACATTATGTATGCCAGCTTCATATAAAGATAAAGCATCCATTTCACCTTCCACAATAACGCACCAGTCGTGGCCAACAATATTATCGAGATTATAAAAGATTTTTTCGGCGTCCTTAACAAGTTTGAAATTTTTCCTACCATCTCTATATTTTATATTTATTAATTCTTTATTTATAAAATAATTAAATTGGATTGTATTTTCATTCTTTCCCGTTTGAGGCATCCATTCTATACCTTCAGATACTTTTAAATGTTTAAGGGTAGATTGTGATATTCCTCTACCCTCAAACCATTTAATTGCTTTGTCAGACAGATTAGTAGTGTTTTTCCATTCAGGTCTAACATAAACTTTATCGCTGCCGCCTTTTCTTTTAAAGGTATGCAATTGAAATACTTCATCGCAATTCATACAAGTACCGAGACCACGTTCCCAATCATACATAGCGCATTTTGCCTTACGATTTTCAGGTTTCCTATCATGTGAACATTTAGGGCATACACCTTCCTTCTTGCCAACTTCAAGGTCATATTGATTGAACTGGTCAATCGTAAATCCATTGATCTCTGTTGTATTCATTTAATCTTCAATTAAAGTTATTTCACCGTCTTCGTTATACTCTGCGTACAAATAATCTTCTTCGTACATTAGAAAGGTAAATCAGGTTCTGCTGGCGCTTGCATTTGCACGGATGCTTGCTGAGGTGTATTTTCTCTAGCAGCTGTTGCAACATTTTCACCATTAGTCCAAACTACTTTAACATTACCAAGATATTGCTTTTGCATTTTAGCATCTCTCTCTTCTTTAGTTTGTTCTGTCATAATATAACCAGAGTCGCCATATTGTCCTGGTTCATCGTTTAAAACGATACTTACAGGATAATACTTTCCTTTTTTACCTTCGTAAATTTTTGACTTATCAATTTTTGTTAAGTCAATGTTTGCTGAAATAATACTTGCCATTAGTATGTAGCTAATTGATTAAACATTCTTCTTAACTGGTCTTTGTTAGCTCCAGTAACTCTACGTAAATTATCCACAGCCTTAACATGATTTTGTTTGCTGTAAAAATTGTTAATACTAGTTGTTACTCCTGTAACATCACAAGTTCTTTTTCTTGTTCTTGCCATAATAAATAAATTAAATTAAAGTGTTTTGGAGATATAATATTGGCTAAAATCTCCTTCGCCATTTACAAAAAATTCGTTATAAGCCTGTACGGCTCTAGCAACTTTATTTGAACCTGAATGCATGAATTTATCACTACAATCAAATAAACCAAGTTGCTTAGTGTTTTTATCAATTACAATAAAAACAAGTTCGTAGCCAAACATTTTTGAATAAATGTATGCCTGACTGTCGTAATTATATTTATAAGCGCTACTTTGAAAAGCATTTATATTTCCAGTAGTTTTTAAATCAACTACTAATTGATGCGAATGGTTTATAATATCCGCTTTGCCTTTCCACATCATGCCCTCGAGCTCTACCAAACCAGGTACCTCATATTCAACTTTGCCCTCTTGAATTAAATCTTTAAATAATTCATTGTCTAACACTGTTTCCCTCATTAGTTCAATATCATCGGCTTCTTTTTCTAACAAACAAATATCTCCGCCTGATAATTCTTTATAAAGTTTAGTGTTGCGCGTACTCGATTTAATTATTTTGTACTTATCAAGTTTGTGAGGCTCAAGGATGCACGTGTGAAAATAACCACCAATAACCAGTGCGGGAGATGGTGGTGTTTGCTTCTTAAAATCAAGAGGATTATTTAATAATGCTGATATATCAGAATTACTTAGGTATTGTTTTCCAAACTCACCGTAATAATTCTCATCATCACGCAGATTATTTAATATCTCTTGTTTATCCATTCTGTAATTGTTTAAGAGCAGTTGGCTCTATGTCATATTTATCTTGCAACGTTTTTAATAATCCCCCATTTGATAAAAACTTTTTAGCTTTGTCAAGATTATCAGATGTTATTTTGGGTTTACGTGTAGCCCCGTGGTCATTTGTAGCGTCCGCATCTGCAGTATCATCTATTAATAGTAAATTACCAAGCGCATATTTTTTAGCGTAACTAGAAGCACTCCCAAACTGCTGAGGTGTGGCCATACCTTTTTGGTGTAGATCAACACCCACAATAGCTGTAGAGTGTATTGCGCTGTTATCTTCTATATCAAACATAGTTGCTTTCGTTTCTATTATAGGCAATTGATCTGTATGTATATACTTTTCATCAATAGTAAAATACACACGGTATTTTTCGTTCATTGGTTTCAATGCCTCCAGTATATCTTCAGCTGATCTGAAGTTGTACTTGCCAAAAGAATTGAATCTAGATTTTTTGGCTTTAAACTCAATTTGAATTTTACTTAATTTTTCTGCTGTTGTCATATTATATTTAATTTGTGCCATTTCACATTATCCATTCTAAGTGCTCTAGTCATATACTTACCTTTAATATAATAAGTATTGTGATAATCAGCTTCAATTTTCTGATTTAAATTAATGTCCGAAGGACTATTATCAATGTTGTAATAACTAAGCTCTTCAGATAAATTAGATGCGTCGCCTCTATCAATTATGTCGTCTTCGATGTCGTATAATCTATTAATGTTATTATTCATAGGTATAATATATATTACATAAAAATAGTATTAAGTATACTATTCTTGTAGATAATTTTGAATTATTTCTTTAACTTCTTCATTTTGTAACTTTTTTAAAGCTTCCGCTTTTTTCTTTTTAACCCATATTTCAGATTTGTTAGCCCATTCAGCTATTTTAGCAACACTGAGCTTTTTGTCATAAGGCTCATCAATACCATAATATTTACATATGATACCTTTTTCCATGGGTGTTAAATATTTATCCATAACTTTATTTAAAAAGTCATTTAATAAATCATTATCATAACTGGAAACTTCGTTTGCAATATCTAAATAATAATCATTAAAGAAAGAAGAAAACGTTCTTGTTAAGAATATATCGGTTTGATAATTCATATCGTATTTTCCTCCGTGTGTGGTTCCGTGAGGCTTTTCTGTGTAATATGCCTCTGGAATTCTAATAGTGTCTCTATCGCGAGCTATGGCTCTTCTAATACCGTTTTTTATGTTCAATTTTAAATAATTTGTTATAACAGCGGGTTTTTCATCGTCATCTGCTTTATCTATTATATCCCAGTTTAATTTTTTCCATGCTTTATAAAAAGAACAATAACCTTCTTGTAATAAATCTGTAAGATCAAGTACGCCTATTCGAGGGTATGATCTTTCAAAGATATTAGCTAAAGATTTTGGCCATTCTATATAAGGAGACCTTAATGGGTCAATTCTGTGATATGATTTTAGATTATTTAGATGCGATTTATATGTAGCGTGGCTGTACCATTTCATGTATCTAGTATTCTTAATCTTCTACTATATTTTCTTATAAGCTCTGCCTTTCTTTTAAGCAGCTTTACTGGAATCCTATTTTTTATTGAGGACTCTAATACTTCTTGTATTATTTCGTTTCGTAGTTGCATTATTCTTTCAAAAAGAAAATCTTTATGATCTTTTTTTCTTGTGCAAAGAATTGTTTTGTTTCCTATTTTTATTTTCATTTTGAAAATCTTTTATTTTTTTAGCAACGCCGAAAGCGTTGGTGTATAGCAAATGTCTGTATTGTTTTATTGCGCTCATAACCAGTTAATTATAATGTTTATAGATATTAATATATTTGTTATAACAGCCTGTGCTATTAATAACGTTCTTACAAAAGCAACAGTATCTGCGTTTTCTGCCGCTTTTTCACCTAAAGCTTTAGCCCATATTCTCCATATTTTTTTTAACATATTTCTTCAAAATCAATTATTGCTTCATTACTAAAGTATTTTAATATGCCGGCAACTGTAGCGTCTTGAACGTGATCAGCTACTTGCGTATTAATTAAAAATTCGTCGTGACCATATTTTGGACAGTCAACAATTAGCTTACATAATATACTCATTTTAATACGTCTGACCAGTGTTCTTTTTCTTCAATATAAGTTATACCACCTTTATTAAAATATAAATCTTTATATTTATTAAAGCTATTTGGTATACTACCAATCTGATAAGGTTTAAATGTAATTGTTCGGTTGTCCATTGTACTTGTTAATTTAATTTTTTTATTCATTTGTTTTTGTTATTAATGCGAAAAATAATACTTTTAATATTGTGCCTAAAAATATGCCAATAGCAATATCGATTTTTTCTATGCCTAATTTATAAAATAAATAAATTACAGATGCGTCAATACTTAGCATAAGTATCATTGATACCATTACAAAGATACCAAAAAAATCTTTAATATAAAAAATTAATAAAGCAATTGATAATAATAATAAACTTAATATAACACTATTCATAATTACGTAATGCTTTAGCTCGAGGGAAACGATAAGCACCGGCTGGTGTGCGCTCGAAGTACTCGAATGTTAGTTGTTTGCCAATATAGGATGCTCTGTTGTGCCAGATGCCTTGACGATCAAGTATTGTAAGTGATGGCCAAGGTACTTCAACTACTCGATTGTCTGAATCAACACCGATGAATTTGCCAAGACCGTTTTTGAATTTGCCGCGGCCTTCAATGTAATCAGTGATCGTGATCTCGGTGTCCGACCAGTCTTTGACTTTTTGTAGTGTGTAGCTTCGTTTTTGTTCATAAGGTTTGTTTTGCCTGAGCATAGAGCCTTCGTAGCCATTTGCTTTGTTTTGTTTGTGAAATTTGTTTAGTTTAGTTTCTGAGTAAATAACTTTAGTATCAACCTCGTGGGTAAACTTAAGTTTGTATTTGCTTTTAAGACTTGTAATAGCAAGTGTACGATCAATAAAATCAACATTAGAAAAGCCTGTTGTTTCAAATAAATCGTAGCAATGGAATTGCAAATAACTTGCTGCTTCAAATTTATCTTGTTGTGTCGGTTTTTGTTTACGAACAAGAGAAATTATTTTGTTGAAATTGTTTTTAAACCTATGATTGTAAAGCTCGCCATCAAGAATAAGATAAGGATTATCAGCAAAAAGTGGTTTAAGCTCAGTGAGTATATGTTTACAATTGTAGAATTGCTTACCGTTTCTGCTAAATGCTCCATTGGCTGTAATGTAGCAGCGAACGCCGTCGAGCTTAGGTTGAATAAATAATGTTTGATCATAGTCAATTTGTTTTGATACTGGGTGCGCCAGCATTGGTTTAAAGTTTGTCATATTCTTTTTTAAGTTTGTCATATATTTCTTGTAGTTCAGTTAATAATTCGTATTTTTCTTCATTTAGTAATTTTGATCTTTGATCGTCGAGTTGCTGTAATTGCATGTATAATATATCTTTACGATCAATATGCTTTATGTTTCCAAAGCCATCTACTTGGTGGTGAAAAAATTCTTGAGGGCTCATTGGTTCCCATGATTGTGGTGCAGGTTCTTCTTCAAAAAGTTTTTCTAATTTTTTGCTAACTTTGTCAGCAATAAGCTGAGCAAGCTTTTCTAATTCTTTGTTAGTCATCTGTATCCTCGTTATCGTTAATCCATTGCTCAATTTCATACTCAGGCATAAACTCTTCAATATCAGATATATGTACTTCTGAATTAGGGCCTAATTCCATGATACGATCCATAATATCATTAAATGATGGCGGATAATAAAATATACTATTTTCCCAGTCAATGTCTACGTCGTGGTCATATGGTGTATCTTTCATAAGATATACGTCATATCCATCTGCTGTGGTGCGTGTACTAATTTCAAAATCATAGCTATCATGCTTATAATCTTCGGTAATTGTAATGTTTAATTTTTGTTGTAATTTTTCAATTGCAGTCATATATATTTATTTAGTTAATTGTTTTGCATAATAAGTTTCATAAGGTATAGAATTTGTATCATCTACAAGTTCAGCAATACGTTTCCACACTCTAAGCTCATTTATATGATACATACATTGATGCATATTTAATTCTGGAAATGCACCTTTGCGTCGTTTTCTAAATAGATCACGCGCCATTAATCTGTGATTAGCCATTTTGGCTATCAGCTTTGATTCAATTCTTAAGTCAATTTGTTTTTTAGTCATAATTTTAATTTAGTGGACGTGGGAGGAGTCGAACCTCCGTTTGTTGATAGTGTACTTTCGAACTTTGTCAACACTTACCCGTCACGCCCTATTTTCTTCGCCAAGCTCTGTGAACATTTGCACTTGTAGCTTGATCAACGATTTGTACTTCTAATACTTGTTTGTTTGCAATGATTGGCACATAACTATATAATTGTGTATCAGAGCATTGCACACATTTATTATAGCCAAGATCAATTCTTGCTTGTGGCATTACTTTGCCACATCTACAATATTTCATAATTGTTGGTTTAGTATATAATTTAATACTTGTTTAGTTGTGCCTTGCATGCTTTGTACAACGCCATTTTGATCTTCATATTGAAGTTTATAAAATGATGGCTTGTGTATAGCAAATTCGGTATTGAATTTATTGCCCGCCATTTTCATCTGTTTTCGTTGGTTCATATTTATTATCAATATAATCGATTAATCTGATTGTAAAGTATTCAATTATATCGTTACCATCAAAGCCATCATCAAGTAAAGGCTTTAGCTCTTTAATGTTGTAGTCAATAGCAAATACGTCAACAATTAATTGCATTCTATCATGCTTTTGTTTAATTTCTAAATAGTTTTCTAGTTTTGTGTTTTTATTCATAATATTTAATTTATATTTTTGTTTTTTACTAATAATGAAAATAAGATAAAGTTATATTTTCAGATTCATCAATTTGTAATTTAAGAAACATATTATTAATTTCTTCACTTATATTATCACTTTGTGTATTAGTTTGTAACGTATTTTTCATAATAAATTTTTAATTATTTCATGGCGTATTTGATAAGCAAAATTAATATAATCGTCACCCTCTAAACTTTCAGCATATTCGTGTCCATCTGTTTGCCATGCAATTGTTTCTTGTATTTGTTCGCTGACAACAGGAGCTATTCGCTCAGCTAAATCTTGTATTGCTATTTGTCTTTCTTTTTTCATATTACCATAATTTAATTCCGCATTCAGTGCACAAAGGCATTGCATCTACGTTTGATTTATAAAATTCTATTTCTTCTTCTTGCAATGGTTCGTTGCAATATGTACATTTTGTTATCATGCTATTTTTATATATTGGTTTTCTTCGTTCCAAGCTTTATTTGTCATATATCCAGTTGTATAATATTCATTAAAGTCTAGTCTTCTCATCATATCTTTATATTCACCGGTCATTTCAGGTTTTTTGCATTGTTTAATATAATGTATTGTTTTAATACCTTCTTTGTTTGTTCCGTAAAATATCCAGTTATTCATTTTTTAATAATTTAATTAGTTCTTCATTGCAGAGCATATGTCTGGTTTGATTTGCAGTGAAGTTATCAAGGTGTAGTATTTGTTGATCGAGTGATAAACCGCCTTGCATAATTCTTTTGCTTATAAGATCCATTTTAGTTTGTGCATCGTGCGCAACATTTCTTAATTCTTTAATTCTTTTTAGATTCATATTGCACCGCCGATGTTATAGGTTGTAAACTTATTTAAATATACGCCGTGGTACATAATTGCAATTATGCTTGGCAATATAAATGTTAATGCAATAATTCTAATAGTCAATTCTAAGTTTTTCATTTTAATCCGTATTGTGTTTTTAATTTATTTTTTGTAATATTTAATTGTTTACTTATTTCAGTTATGCTTTTATTATCTATAATATATAATCTCCAAACTTTATGCATTTGCTTCTTCTTCTTGTAATTTCATTTTATCGTAAGTTAATGTATCATTGTGATCGTTAAGCAAATCATATATTGCAGCATATGCAGCTTGAGACCAGTTTTCAGCTCTGCCATATACATCATGCTCTTCAAATATATCATAATCTAAAGCATCACATATTTTTTTACTTTCGTGAGTATAGATAACTTTGTTGTCAATCCAATCGTGCAATTGGTCGTAAAAATCATCTTGATTGTTAATTGTACCGTCGTGGTACATTAGCCACATATCGTCGTTAAATTCATATACTAAATCGTTTCTAGTCATAATCTATAATAATTTTTAATTGTTTCTTTACTTGCTTTATTGAATGCATCAACATTTGCTCGATAGTTTGGATCGGTGCAATATTTTTTCATTGCTCTTGACGCAGTACATTCGCCATATTTTTCTTCAAATGTAGCAATTTGTTTTAATTTATCGTCAATCATTTGTTTAGTTAATTGCATTTTATTTTATATTTTTTATTAATTTGTGTATTTCTTTTGTATCTTTTATATGATAATTAGAATGATACTTATCATTTACTTTTATAACCGTGTCTATTAAATAATCAAATTCTTTGTCAGTGTAATAAAGTTCAATTGTGATTTTTTTAGTGTGCATTTATTATTTTTTATTTATATTATTATTATCACTTATTAGTGGTACTTGTAACGTATTTTTTTTATTATTTTTAATTTTATAAATTTCTTTTTCTACGTCTTTACGTGTAATTTCACCTCTCATTTGTTTATTAATTAAACTTGTAAAGTCGTATTCTTTTCCGTTATGATTCATTACTACTATCATAATTTACTAAATTTTTCTATTAATTCTAATTCTATTTTACATTCTTCTTTATCACTTTCGGATAATTCATTTAATCTATCAATATTATATAATACTTTTACATAATCTTTAAGATCAAAATATAATCTATCTATTTCTTTTTGAGTTAATTCTACTTTCATATTTTTATTTTTTTTGTGTATAGCAATTTTATAATATTGAATAATATATATCGTTTATATTATATCCTTCAAATTTTAATTCTTCATCTAATAATTCTTCTTCAAATATTCTTGTAAAATCATCATTATTATCATCTAAATTTATAATATTATTTATATATAATATATCTAATTTATTATCACTTTCTTGATCGTACAATTGTACGGAAAAATTATTTTGTATCATATTTTTATTTTTTATTTATCGATTTTATTCAACAGTTTTTATAGTAGTGTCAGAAAATTGTTTACTCAAATCCTCTACTTTCATATTTTATTTATAATTCTTTATATTCTACTAAATCTTCTTTATAAATTTCTTTTATTTCATTTATATTTTTACATGTAACTATTTTAGTTAATATTCCATTAAACTTTTTATAATAACTACTATTTTTATTACTTAATCTATTTTTTAATTTTATTTCAAAACTTTTCATTATAGACTATGTTTAATTATTAATCTTTCATTTTCACTTAAGTTATAATATCTTTTTAGTTTATAACTTAATAATTCTTTATTCATATTTGAATTTTTGTAACTTTGTATTATTTTATTTAATTTCATATTTTTATTTTTATTTATTCATTTCAATTATTTGATTATATATTTCATTTATTTCTTCTTCACTAAAAGTTAATAAATCTTTAAAATCTTTTTCATTATGAGTATTTTTAATATACTTTTTTATAAATTTTATTTTATTTTTCATATTTATTTTATTTACATTATTATTATCACTTTATTATATATTTTGTAACGTACTTTTAAGATTATTTTTATTTATAAAACTTAAACCTTTTAAATTAAATTCTACAATGTTTTTATTTTTTATAAATTCTTTTAAAGAAAACAAATCATTTATATTAAAACCTAAATAAGTTGTATTATTAAATTTAACTTTTTTATATTTTAGTAATTTACTTTTGTAGTGATTTGTTTTAAGATGTTTTAAATTTGACATTGTATTTATATTTTTTAATTACACTTATATTATCACATTGTTATAAGATCTGTAACGTATATTATATAATAAAATTAAAAAAATATACTTTTTTCTAAATTTATGTAATATATATTATATAAAGTAATTAAATACAATAACTATACAAAGATCTTAAGTAATTATTAATAATAATGTGATAAATGTTATTAATTAACAATAATAATGTAAACGTGTATAAGACAATTATATAATGTGTGAATATACTTAATAAAATTCACTAATATAATAAATATAATTAATAATGTTTACATTATATGTGGTAATTACTTAATAGTATTAACAATAATACAATGATCTGTGTAAGTAATTGAAAATTAAGCAAGTATATGCTGCAAATAATGTGTATATGCATGTAAAATACTGTAAATAATGCAATGTATAGTGGCATAGGTTGTTAATATGGCTTTAAAATATAGTTTTTATTGCTAAATATGTAATGCAACCCATTGCTTCTATACATCTTAATAAAAATAAATTTGGTATGAAAAGACATACTGTGAATGGTTTATCGCCTATTACTAGGAAGGATAAGTGTTATTATAAGGTAAAGAGACAGTATAAGGTATTCCCCTCTGCGTATGCATCTGGGGCTATCGCTAAATGTAGAAAAAATAGTTAATATGAAAAAAGGAATAGGGCCTCAGGGCTTAGGTGCTTCTAAAGCAAGTTACAAAAGTGGTAAGTCGCCACTTAAAAGAAGCGACAAGGTAGCCAGGCAGAACTACAAGCCAAGCGACCAAGATAAAGCTGACTATGCATCTTACAAAGCATCGGGAGGTAAGGGTGACATATATCAAGCCTACCGCGTAGGTTTTAAATCACCTGATCAATCTAGAGAGGTGTTAAGTACTACTGGAAGTGGTCAGTTAGGTGGCGTTGCATCCAGAAAGGCGTAATATATAAAAAATAAGGTATGGCAAACATAGATATTGATGGTGACGGCAAAGGCGACATACAAGTTGACATAAAAACATTGATTGGAATTGCTATGGCTTTATTTTCAATTGCTGGAGTTTATTTCACACTTCTGTCCCAAATACAAGCATTGGAGGTTTCGGTGATGAGAATGGAGTCTGAGCTAAAAATGAATAGTGAATTTCGTATAAAATGGCCTAGAGGAGAAATGGGTGCATTACCAGAGGATGCTGAACAAAATCTAAGGATTTTATATTTAGAAAAAAACGCAGAAAAATATTTCAATGATGTTGACTATTTAAAATTAAAAGTCAAAGAAATAGAAGAGTGCATGAATGAATAGATTAGAAAAATAATAAAATGGCAACTAAGGTAACATCAGATGTAGTAGACAGTTCTATAACTAAAACAGTATTTTTGACTCAAAGCGCATATGACGCATTAAGCTCCAAAGATACTTCTACACTATATATAATAACAGATTAATTATGGCAAACGTATATTTAGGATCAGAATTACTAAACGGAGGTTCGGGGGGCGGCTCATTATCTGCCCAATCGGATGCTGTAGCTATTTCGGAATTAGCTATATGGTCAGGGACCTACCAGGAATATGATGCTATCTCCACTCCGGACGATTACACAATATATTTTGTTACTGGAAAACAAACTGCTGTGGCTGCAACGGGTTTTACAATTTCACAAACTCATACACAAGCAACACCTAATACAGCAATAACATTTAGTGTAGATAGTATAACAGGGGATGCTGATGCGCAACCCGGTCAAGTAGATGCAGACGGATATAAATGGTGGATAACCTCAACGGGCCCTACAGTCAGCGAGTTTACAACTCCATCCGGAGGAACTGGCATTGGCACCTCGCAGGCTACTGCAACAAAAATATCAAATTCATCAATCACATTAAACTCAAGTACAGACGGTGGTATAACAGTAAATGTTGTTCCTTTTGAAGGCGACACTCAAATAGGGTCACCCCAAGCTTTTAATGTTGTTACTATTTCCTCAACGGTAGTTTTAAGGTTTAATGTTACATACACCAGTAGCGCTAGTTGGTTTTTTCAGTGTGGGGGACCAACTGTTCAAAGCACTGTAACAGCCGGTACGTCGACTACCGACGGCGGCAGTATAAGATTTGGAGGCGAAGTTGATCCTGACGATTTTGGTCCAGTGATGCAATTTCAAGGCAAAACTGGAGATGGAAGACTTGTTACTGAAATATGTAATAATTGGGATGACGGATTTGGAAAAAGAATGTATGCAAGAACTACAGATAGTACTGCAAACTATTATCTTTACTAATAGCAAAAATTTAGTTTTATAAAAATAAAATAAAAAAATTATGGATATATTTTGGGGCAGCGATTTGCTTACAGAATCTACATATAAAAACAGAATAATTGTAAAAACCACACAAACATTATCAGCAAGTGATCTTAATTTTAGCAATGGTGATGTTATAAAGTTTATGATTGTTGCTGGAGGGACTGCTAGTTATGGAGGCAGGGTAAATATTGGAAATTTTACTGTAACAAATAACACTGTAGATTTAATATGTACTGTTGGAGGCTATAATGGAATTAGCACCATACAAGGTCTTGGGGCAAATACCATATCTTCAGAGGACACGTGGATTCCCCAAGGAGGCGGAGCATACCAAGGTATATATGGTCTTGGAGCCGGTTCTTCTTCTGGCGTTGCAAATGGTGCTAATACAGGTAAACAAGGCAATAGTGCAAATACAGGAATTATAATTTTATTTTATTAAAAAATGGAGCAATACGCAAAAATAAAAAACAATAAAGTAGATAACATTATAGCTAGCATGTCTCATCCTGAGCCAGCAAGCGAGCATATCTATATATACGAAAACAGAAAAGGCATTGCGATAGGAGATGCTTATGACGCTAGCGTAGGGTTTACACCTGTAAAAGGAGATGTGATAACAATAAATGATTTGCAGGATTTGACAGATGACGCTGAGGCTCTTAAAAGAAAAAAAGAAAAAGCCAGAGAAACTAGGGATAATGTTTTGAAAAAAACAGATTGGGTTATTTCCGCTACAGATCACCCCCAGCTTGAAGAGTATAAAACTTATAGGCAAGCAATGAGAGATTGGCCTTCTACAGAAGACTTCCCGCACAACCCTCCGCAGCTATGACATTATCTCAAAAAATAGGGCGTTTGAAAGAAATTTCAAGCAAAGCAAATTTTAAGGTTTTTTCTTTTAGTCATGGCCCAGAAAATTATGTTGCGGACTTTTCAGAAAAAAATACTAAAATTTTTTTTGAAAAAGAATACCTTTCAGTAAAAAGAAAAATTAAAAAAGTAGCTAAATATAATAAATTACAAGCAGAAAAAATACTTTGGATTGATGAAGAAGATAACGAGCTAGGCTACGGGGAAAAGGGTAGATTAAAATCCATAGAAATTGCAAAAAATAAAATTAAATTAAATGATTGAAAATATATTTTCTGTTCCCATATATTCCACTATAGTTAATAATTTTATTGATATTCAAACAGAAATTGAAGATGCTATTGATATTATAGATAATCAATTTTCTATGAAAAAAGAATGGGGCGATACTCACTATATATCTGATGTTACATTCACAGATAATATTATAAACGAGTGCAGCATGGATGTTTTTTTTAAAGAAATTCATGATAACATAAAAAAATATAGAAAAGTAACTCCTTTCGGAAATAAAAATATAAGGTACTCTCTTGCTGGAGATCCTAAAATTACAGCGTCGTGGATAACTAAATTTGAAAAAAATAATTATTCTGCTATTCATGACCATGGACCCGACGATATTTCTGGCTGCTACTATTACAAAACTAGCGGATCTGACGGCGATTTCTTTTTTGAATCACCCTCTAATTGGGGTGGCAGACACACTATAACGCCTAAAGAGGGGCAATTAATATTATTTCCATCGTGGTTAAAACATGGCGTAACTACTAATAATACTAAAAATACCAGAATGAGTGTTGCGTTTAATATAAAGTTTGAAAGATAAATAAAATGGCAGTACGCAAAACACAAAAAGGAGCAAATCTTAAACGCTGGTTTAAAGAAAAGTGGACCGACGAAAAAGGTAATCCTTGCGGTTCTGCTAAACGCAAAGGTGTAAAGAAGTGTAGACCATCTAAACGTATATCAGGAAAGACAGTTAAAACGTGGGGCGAAATGTCGGCTTCTGAAAAACGTAAAGCTGTTGCCGAAAAAAAACGTGTAGGGATGGGTAAACGCACATCACAGATAAGAAGAAAGAAAACAAAACGTAAAAAGAAATAATTATGGGTAAAAAAGGAATAACTGTAATGCCTGGCGTTTACAATAAGCTAAAGGGCAGAACTGAATCATCGAAACTATTGGGTCTTAAAAAGAAGTCCCCTATTAAAAAAATGAACTATAAATATTAAGCTATGCCGAATATAGATAGAAGTCCAGATAGCTTCCCAGCTAGCTCATTTAATAGATTTAATTATGGAGCGCCATTAATGAAAAGAGAGGCTCCTGAAAACTTTAAAGCTGCTATAAAAGAGGCTGCAGAAGATCCGGAAAATAAAGGGGCTCAAATACTTGCTCCAACTTTAAGATTTTGTGGGGGTATGTCTAAGGCTTATAAAAGAAAATAATGCCCTACGTAAGTGAAGCACAGCGCAAAGCCGTATGGGCAAGTAAAAACGAACTAAAAAACAAAAGAAATGTCAGAAGAAAAAAAAGAAGTAGTAAAAAAAGAAAAAGTACAAAAGCCTAAGCCGGCACCAAAACCTTACGTAGACGTAAGATAATGCCACAAAAATTATCTCCTGAGGCCCGTAAACGAAAAGCGGCCCGTGACCTTGCATATGCTAAAACTCCCCGGCGTCGAGCTATGAAGGCGGAGAATCAAAGAAAAAGACGCAGTGCACTTAAAAGGGGATTAAATATACAGGGCAAAGACTATGACCACAATAAAAAGAAGTTTGTGCCAATTAAAACAAACAGAGGTGGTTATGGCAAAGGTACTAAAAAATACAACACAAAATGAAACCATTCACTAATAAATTTGCTAGCTGCAGTTGTAGTGCAACGCCGTTGGAACGCAGGAAATCAAATGCACCTTCGCGCAAAAAGTCTAAAGGCTATTATGCGAAAGTAAAGTCCGGAAGTGGCACTGGCTCAAAAGCTGGTGGTGGTATGACTGCAAGAGGGGTTGCTAAATACCGCAAAGACAATCCGGGGTCAAAGCTTAAAACTGCTGTAACAACTCCTCCTTCAAAACTTAAAAGAGGCAGTAAAGCTTGGAAGCGAAGGAAATCATTTTGTGCTAGATCTAGAAGCTGGAAGTCAGAGCGCGGTAAAGCAGCACGCCGTAAATGGAACTGCTAATATAAATTATATAAATTAAATCAAATTAAATTAAATGGCAATACAATTCGGTTCGCCTAAAATAGTTAAAGAACTAAGCTTTAAAGATGAAGCTAAGAAAAAACTTATTAAAGGCATTGATAAATTAGCGGAAGCTGTAGGCAGCACACTAGGAGCTTCCGGGAGGACAGTAGTACTTGAAGATGATTTTGGTAACCCGCATGTTACAAAAGATGGGGTTACTGTTGCAAATTATGTTAATTTAGAAGATCCTGTTGAAAACTTAGGCGTTACTATGTTAAAGCAAGCGTCTCGCCAAACAGCATCTAAAGCAGGAGATGGTACTACAACCTCAACAGTGCTTGCGCAAGCTATTATTCATAATTACTTTAAACAAAACGGTGAAGAATATTCATTTCGTGATGTTAAAAGCGGTATTATGGCTTTTGCGAAACATACGTTAAAACAATTGGAAAAAAGAAGTGTTTCCGTTGATGATAAAAGATTAAACCAAGTCTCAAGAATATCAGCCAATAATGACACTGAGCTTGGTGACTTTATAGCAGAAGCATTTAAATCAGCGGGAGATAACGGAGTAGTTACCATGGAGACATCTCCAACAAACGAAACGTATATAGATGTAGTAGATGGAACACATATTAATGCTACATCAAAAAGTATACACTTCTATACTAATAGAGAAAAAGAAATAGGCGAGCTAGAGAAGCCGCTTATATTTCTATGTGCTTCTGAAGTTACAAATATTAGAAGAATACAAACAATATTAGAGCACGCGATTAAGTCCAATAGATCGTTACTGCTCATTGCCCCTTGCGAACAGCAGGTAGTGTCAGCTTTAGCAATGAATCACGTAAAGGGCAATATTAAGTGTAATATCATAGATCCTCCGTCGTTTGGGCTGAAACGTAAGGATATATTAGATGATATTGCCCTTCTAACGGGTGCTACTGTTATTGATGAAAGTCTAGGCGACTCTCTAGATAATATCACCCCAGAAGTGTTAGGACAGGCCGATAAGGCTATCATAGATAATGATGGTACTACTCTTGCTATTAAAGAGGTATCAAAAGAAGTTACAGAACGCGTTGATTATTTAAAAGCGCAGCTAGATGAAGAAGATCACCATGTGATGCGACCACATATTGAAAACCGCTTGGCTATATTATCCGGAGGTGTTTCTATAGTATATGTTGGTGGCGATACAGATGTTGAGGTTTCAGAGAAAAAAGATCGCGTCGACGATGCTATACACGCTGTGCGTGCTGCAAAAAAAGAAGGTATACTACCAGGAGGTGGTTCAGCTTTGGCTTTTGTTGCTGGTGCGGATTGGGAAATGAAACTAAAGCCGGGTGAGCTTGTAGGTGTTAATATATTGAAAAGTTCTTTATATGCACCTTTTTTACTTATATTAAGTAACGCAGGATTAGATATATCAAACTATCCTAAACTAGATGGATGGGGTAAAGGTATTGATGTTACAGATGGTAAAATTAAAGACATGCGTAAAGCTGGAATTATAGATCCATTATTAGTAACTAAGTCTGCTCTTCAAAACGCTATATCTGTAGCTACTACGATTCTTTCAACTGATTGTGTAATTTCAAATGTACGAGAAGGTGAAAGCAATAGGTAGATACATTATTATTTCTGAAATAAAAGAAGATATAAAGAAAACAGATGGTGGACTGCTACTTGCGGAAAGTCATCGCGAAGATATAAGATACCGCACTGCAGATGTTATTTCTGTGGGTACAGCGGTAGAGGGAGTAAATATAAATGACAAAATATATTATGACAGGCATGCTGGACATAATATAGAGATTGGTAAAGATATTTATAAAGTTATACAAGAGCAAGATGTTATAATAGTGTTGTAATGGATAGAAGCGATTTTTTAGAGCGAGGCGAACTAAAAGTTGACTTTCTTAAATATTATAGACTTGTGTCTCGCTGGGCTTGTAAAGAAAACAATATATCAATATCAGATTTAGAATTGTTATTTTATTTAGATCCAATTAAATACTTTACTATAAAAGATTTTCAAAACGGAACTATGTATTATCATTGGGATAGGCAAAGGTTCTATCGCCTGCAAAGAGAAGAGTGGATTGAAAAGATACATAAAGGTAATGGCCGTTTAGGCGATCATAATAAATACAAAGTATCTTTTAAAGGCAAGCGTCTTATTAATAGAATATATAAAATATTAATAGGAGAAGAGGATATGCCTATTTCTGCTAAGCGGGGTTTTGGTAAACGTAAAACTTATGTAGATAAGGTATATGCTAACGCAATAGATAAATTTAACAAAGATAAACTATAAATGGCTAGAATATCAACGTACGGTCAGGACAGCACTTTAAACAAGCTAGATAAGGTATTAGGTACTGACAGTGCTACTGGTGGAACAAAAAATTATACCATTGATTCTATAATGGGGTTAATTAATGATCAGGGCTTGGTACAAGCTTTTGATGGTTCTACTTTTAAATTTCAAAGTTATGTAGCTGGTGCCTCCGACCCTCAGGGTGTGATAAATTTAAACGCGGGAGCAGCTACTACCGCAGCTTTTTCTGCTATTAATCAAATATATATATCTACAAAAGATTCGACCGGTCTTTCCTTAAACGAATATTTAGAAAATGCAGATAACGATTTTATAAAAATATCAAAAAAGGGTAATCTTAATCAATTTGGTATTTTTGAAGTCACCGATATTGCTGACCATGACGGAGGTGCTTATAAGCTATTAACATTAACACCTAGAGGTACAAATGGCAATTTAGTTGTAAATGATGACTATTTTGTATCTAATTATTCTGCTCTGTATGATATGGATTTCTCCGATGACTCCGTAACAGAGTTTGGAGATGTAACAGATGCAGGCTCAGGTGAAATTATAACAGATGCAGAAAGAACAAGCCTAAATAACTTTACAGCTAATGGGCTTGTGCACGCTGACGTTGTAGATAACGTAACCTCAACGACTACAGACGTACCTTTATCGGCTAATCAAGGCAAAGTATTAAAAGAACTTATTGACGCTATAAATACTTTACTAACTAGTGACAATGTTGACTTAGATAGCCTTCAAGAAGTTGTAGATTTTATAGAAGCTAATAAAGATACCTTAGATAATTTAGGTATTGGCAATATAGCAGGGCTACAATCGGCTTTAAACGATAAACAAAATACAGAAGTTGGTAAAGGTTTATCGACTGAGGATTTTACTACAGCTTTACTGGCTAAATTAAATGGTATAGCTGCATCTGCTGAGGTAAATGTACAGTCTAATTGGAATGAAGCTAATACAGGAAGCGATGCGTTTATACAAAATAAGCCTACCGATCTAACAAATTTAAGTATACATAATGTAACTGAGCTTAGTGACGTAACTTCAGCGGGCTCGGGTGATATTATAACTTCATCTGAAAGAACAAAGCTAACCGGAATTGAAACTAATGCGGATGTAACAGACACCGCAAATGTAACGGCAGCTGGAGCATTGATGGATTCAGAAGTTACTAATCTGGACGATGTTAAGTCTTTCGACCCCACGGATTATGCTACGGCAGCGCAAGGAGCGGCAGCAGATGGTGCTTTGCCGACGACGGGGGGAGCTATGACGGGAGCTATAACAACTAATAGCACATTCGACGGTAGGGATGTAGCGATAGATGGCTCTAAGCTGGATACAATTGAAAATAATGCAGATATAACAGATTTTGATAATGTTAGAGCTTCTGGCGCATTAATGGATTCAGAAGTTGCCAATTTAGCTCAGGTAAAAGCTTTTGATACTGCTGATTACGCTACAGCTGCGCAAGGAGTAAAAGCTGATAGTGCTCAGCAGCCGCCCGCGGAAGGTCCTTTTGTAGATGGTGATAAAACTAAATTAGACAATACAACAAGCACCACTACTACTATAGAAGTTGCTGGGACAACTAATGAAATAGAAGTTAGTCCAACAGGCCCGCAAAATTTATCAACCAATAGAACCTTTACAGTTGGTCTTCCTGATGATGTTACCATAAGCGGTGATTTAACAGTAAACGAAACAATAGAATTAGTCAACGCGCAGGCTTCAACACCTACGTTTGATAATGGCTTATATTATAGTACAGAAGATTCCCATGACACCTTACATTTTAGGTATCATGGGCACGACATTAGTATTGATCATTTAACTGAAAATATACCAACAGGTATATTAAACGGTGGTGAACTTTCTACAAATACATCTACAACTTTTGATGTAGCTGCGGGTGACGGCGTTATTAATATTCTTAATAAAGATAATAGCGATCCTCACCCCGAAATTAAAAAAGTTCAATGGACCGCTACAACTATAACTCATACCTTAGGCGATGCGGGTGAAACAGATCAATTAAATACATGGATTTATGTAGATAGTACAGGCGCAATACAGCAAACACTTACAATACCAACACCATCTCTTTGGAGAAATAATATAGTATTAGGATCTGTTATACACTCTGAAAATGTAATTAGATTTGTAAAAACATTTCCTAGAACTGCTTATTCTAATGGCAATACTGTATCAGAATTTATAGAAATATTTGGTCCTCTTAAAAAATCAGGCCATTTGCTTACTGTAAATTCTAGCAATAATATGGCTCTTGATAGATCCACAGGGGTTGCTTTTGCATTGGGTAGAAATTATGCAACAGATGCAGAAGAGCCAAATCTTGTTAGCGACGGAGCTAGCACCCCTGTATTTCATAGGTACTCAAGCACCTCTGGAGGTTTTACAAAAGATGACGGAGTAGCTGGGGCTGGATATACAAGTATTGATCCTACTAAATATGATAATAACGGTACTTTAACAAGCGTATCTGGAGGTAACTATTCAGTACAAAGATTATACTATTTTCCAAATAACACAAGCGTAATTGTTGCTTATTACGGAAAAAATGAGTATGCCTCAATGGATGCCGCTGAACAAAATTATCTTTTAGAAAACTTTCAAGAAGCGGAAAACACAAATAGCCAAGCTATATACTTAGGCGCTATCATATTAAAAGGTAATGTTACTAATTTAAATACAGCTGCAGATGCTAAAATATTAACAGGTGGCATATTTAGAAGTTTATCGGCTACTAATTTAGGTGGAGTCGCTGCGGGCGCTATATTGAATGATTTAGCTGACGTAGAAATAGTTAGTCCTTCTAATAATGAATCTATTATTTATAATTCTTCTACAGGGCTTTTTGAAAATAAAAACCTTGAGTTTGATTATGATTTAGTAGTAGATTCTAAAATAGTTACAAAGCATAACAATAACGCAAAAGTTATGGTTACTACTGTAGCTACTAAAACTGCTGCTCATCCAGCACATAATGTTGGAAGTTCATCTGGTTTTGTTATAGATGGCGTAGAGTCTCCTGAATTAACATTTGCTGTTGGGAACACTTACTATTTTGATCAATCTGACTCAAGTAATTCAAATCATCCGTTAAGATTTTATTACGACGAAAATAAAACAACTCAATATACAGCCGGTGTAACTACAGCTGGCATTCCTGGCCAAGCCGGTGCATATACGCAAATAGTGCCGAGCCAATCAACACCTAATGTTTTATACTATCAATGTTCTTCTCATTTAAACATGGGCTGGAAAACTGTATTTAATACAAGAAATTTAACAGGTTTTTCAACAAATGATTTAACTGAAGATACTAATTTATATTATACAGATGCAAGGTTTGATACAAGGCTTAGCTTAAAAGACACTGGTGATTTATCAGAAGGCTCTAATCTTTATTACACGGAAGCAAGAGTACTGAGCAAAATTAACTTAACGAGCGTTGATGCTCTCAGCGATGTAGACACCACAACAAGCGCGCCGTCTTCCGGACAGGCTCTTGTTTGGGATGGAAGTAATTTTGTACCAGACACTGTAGGCAGCACTTTAACAGTACAAGAAGAAGGCAGTTCGTTAACCGGTGCAGCAACTACATTAAATTTTGTAGGCCCAAGTGTTACGGCCTCAGGCTCAGGCGGCACAAAAACGATAACTATAGGGGGTAGCATTGGCGATTTATCTGATGTAGACATCACAAGTAACGCTCCTTCTACAGGACAAATATTAAAATGGAATGGAACTAATTTCGTTCCAGGTACCGATAATTCCGGATCTGCTGCATCCGATTCTTTTGCCACTATTTCTGTTTCAGGAGAAACAAACGTCGTGGCTGATTCAAGTTCAGATACGCTTACTTTTGTTGCTGGAGACGGAATAACAATAACCACTGATTCTGCAACAGATTCAATAACTTTTGAAGCTGACGGTGGATCCGGGTCTGCAACTTTTACAGTGGACAATTTTACAGGAAATGGAAGCACAGCCACTTACCAGTTGACTGCCTCTCCAACTTCTGAGAATTTTACGGATATTTATTTTGATGGTGTGTATCAACAAAAAGATACATATACTTTAAATGCTTCTACTGATCAAATAACTTTTGATGCAAACGTGGCTAATGGTGTGAGTATAGAGGTAAGGTCCTTGGCAAACTTATCAGCTGCTGATGCCGCTAAAACAAATCTAGTTTCTGATTCGTTTACCGCAACAGCTGACCAAACAACATTCACTTTAGTTAACGGAACACCAAGCACAAAAGAACTTACAATGGTTTTTGTTCAAGGTGTATATCAGTCTAAAGCAAATTATAGCTTAACGTCTGGAAACATAGTGTTTTCCACTGGAGTGGAAGCAGGGGATGTCGTTGAAGTAATTTCAATAAGCGGGGCTAATATAACAACAAGTCCTGTAACAAGTGTTGATGGAAACACAGGAGCTGTAACCTCTGCTGTAACAAGCGTAAACGGCCAAACAGGTGCAGTTACAGTTGCTTCTACAATGGGAGTTAATGTAATAAGCTCAGATACAACTGCTACAGCAAATAATCTTTATGTGTTTACGGCAAATCTTACGTTAACACTTCCGACTAGTCCAAGTGCGGGCGACTCTATAAAAATTTCAAATAGATCTGGAGTCACAACTTGCGTGCTCGCTAGAAACGGTAGTAATATAATGGGCAGCGGGTCTGATCTTACGTTAGATACGGCATCTGCAAGTTTTGAATTAATATACTCTGACGCAACAAACGGTTGGGTAATAATAGGGCAATAATATGAGTAATCTATCAACATTTTTTCCGGCAGCTTCTAGCACAAATGTATTAGAACATTTAATTTGGCAGCCAGACGGCAGAACTATAAAAACTGTTAATGGAGATAAAACAGCAGATAATGTAACTGCGTATGCAATCGCTCCAGCTAGTTTTACAGATTTTGGTAGCACTATTTCTTATACACCTCCTGAAGGAACTAAAAATTTATTATTTGCTATGAATTTTAATTATGTAAGGGAAGGCTCAACTAGTACCATATGGCTTACCTCTATATATGTAGATAGTACAAATGTAACTACATCCCATGATTCTATGTATGGCGGCACTACTGATTACTATAATACAGTAAACGTACAAAGATGCCTCCAGGTAGGTGCATCTTCAGAAAATATTGCTAATGGAATAATAGGGACTTGGACTAGTGATAAAGTTTTAGAATATAGAATTGGTTCGTATAATACTAGTAGTTATAGAGTAGGGATAGGCAAAAACGTTTATAATTTTGGGGGTAGCGAAAATACTTTTCAAAGACCAACGTATCAATTAATAGCAACAACTTAAATTATGATTTCATATACATATCAAATATTATCATTAAGAAAGCATAACGATACTTTTTTAAATAATATAAAAAGCTTTAAAATACGTATTACCGGTACAGAGGGTGGCGAATCATATTATGCGGATGATGAAATATTATTAGATATGCCTTCTGAAGAATCATTTATTGAATACCAAAATTTAACTGAACAAAATTTAATTGATTGGTATCAAGATGGTATAAGAGAAGAAATGGTTAAATACGATATACAACAAAAATTTAATTTAAACGTAGGTGCTGAAACAAATAATTTTCCTTGGTTATGATAGGAGCATCGCAATTAATTAATGTATTTAGCGGCGGATCTGTGCCTGTAGCGGTGCACTTTTTAGTAGTTGCCGGGGGAGGCGCAGGTGCAGGATTAAGTTCAGGAAGTGGAGGTGGAGGAGCAGGGGGGCTTAGGACTTCTTTCGCGGCTTCAGGCGGTGGTGCATCAGCTGAATCGCAAGTAACGTTAAACCCGGATATTACATATACCGCATCAGTTGGAAGTGGCGGAACGGGTACAAGTAGTGGAAACAAGTATGCGCAGCGCGGAGGCGGTTCTTCTTTATCAGGCTCAGATATAACAACAATAGGTTGTACGGGCGGCGGCGGGGGCGGTCCTCACAGAAGTATTCAAGGCCAATATCCATATTCAGGGCAAAGCGGAGGTTCTGGAGGTGGGGGGTGCACTATTGGCGGTACATACAGTGGTGGTGGTGGTGCTGCTAACCAAGGTTTTGCTGGTGGTTCAGGGTCTAATACAGGCGGAGGTGGAGGAGGTTCTGCCGAAGCTGGTGGGGGTAGTTGTTCAATATATACAGATACTCAAAGAGGCGGAGATGGAAATGCTGTTAACATTATAAGCACCTCAAATGCAACAACTTCGTCAATAGGAGAAGTAATAGGTACAGATGTTTTTTTTGCAGGTGGCGGTTCGGGCAATGGATATTCTGGGGGTAACGCATCAGGTTGTGGTGGTAATGGTGGTGGAGGAGAACCCTCCGCAAGCGGAAGTGTAAATTCAGGCGGAGGAGGATCGGCACCATACAATTCAGCCGCGAGGCCTGGAGGGTCAGGAATTGTAATTTTAAGAATGCCAACTGCAAATTACTCAGGCGTAACAACAGGTTCTCCTGATGTTTATACAGAAGGAACTGATACTGTTATTGTTTTCAAAGGAACAGGAACTTATACACATTGATTATGGCACACTTTGCAAGATTAAATTCAGACAATATTGTAATTGAAGTATTGGTTGTGAAAAATGAAGTTTTACTAAATGATTTAAACGAAGAACAAGAATCTTTGGGAATTGAATTTTTAAAATCAATATTTGGACAAGATACCAAATGGGTTCAAACTTCATATAATAACAATATAAGAAACAAATTTGCTGGGTTAGATGAATTTTATGATGAACAAAATGACGTATTTTATCCCCAACAACCTTTTGACTCTTGGACATTAAACACAACAAGTTGGGATTGGGAAGCTCCAGTAGCATATCCTAATGATGACAATCTATATGAGTGGGATGAAGAAGATCAAACTTGGAATTTAATAGAATAACAAACAATGGCTTTAACAAAAATAACTTCTGGCATAATAGCTACAGAATTTACTACTTCAGCAAATTTAGTGTCAGGCGCATCCGTATCTGTTGATTGGAATAGTGCGCAAATATTTAGAATAACTCCTAATCATGCTATAACATTTTCTTTTACAGATTATAAAATAGGTATGGTAAAAATAATTATTGCTACAGGAGCTGGTGGAAGCAACACGCTTACCTTTCCATCAGAGGCAATTAAATTAAGTGGAGATTACGACGACACAAGTGGTACTAAAAATTTTATACAAATAGTGTGTACAGATGACGACGGTACTCCCGAATTTTTCTATACAATATCTCAAGAAGCCACATAAAATTAAATAAAATGGCTAAAAAACGTTTTAAAGAAACTGCGGTTGGTAAATTTTTATTGCAAAAAATACCTTCAGTAGTTGGCGCAATAGCAGAGGATACCCCTGTTGGAAGTGTTATACAGGCTATTATAGGTGGATCCGACATGAGCGCTGAAGATAAAGATATAGCATTAAAAAAGCTTGAACTTGAAAGGGCTGAAATGGATGGCATAACTAGAAGATGGGTTGCTGACGCAAGATCCGGATCGTGGATTGCTTCTAACGTACGGCCTTTAACTTTAGTTTTTTTAACAGTTGCTTTTGTAATTGGGTGGTATTTAGAAATAAAAGAATTAGATACAGTTAAAGAATTATTAACTATTGTATTCATAGGATATTTTGGTTCGCGAGGAGCGGAAAAGATTATGGGCAATAATCGACACAAATGACAGATTTAAAAATATACGGAATAAACATTACAGCATTATTAGCTAGCTCGCCTATTGTGGAAGGTATAAACCCTTTGCTACAGACAATTGTACTCTTATTAACTATAGTATATACAGCAACAAATATATATGCAAAATTTAAAAAGTAATGAAAAAATCAAATTTAAATGTTAATTTAGAAGATCTTGATCCTAAAATGATAGAATTTATAGCTAAGCTTGAAAAGGTTTTAGATAGAGAACTTGTGGCTACTTCAGGCTATAGATCGCCCGAACATCCCATTGAAGCTAAAAAAGAAAAACCAGGGGAGCATGCAGAAGGTCTCGCTGTAGACGTTATTGCGGTAGGCGGGCCGTCTGTTTACGAAATAGTTTCAAAAGCTATAAAGCTAGGCTGTAAAAGAATAGGAATATCAAGAAAATCAAATTTTATCCACCTTGGCTTATCCCCCGATAGGGTTAATTCAATTTGGACTTATTAAAATATTACAATGAAATTAATTAGAAAAATATCTATAGGCCAAGATTATAAGAATGAGGCTATGCATTATTCTGTAGGCCAAGACGTATACGGTGGGCATAAAATTTGCGACATACTGCGTACAGAAGATGGGTCATATCAAATATACATTGAAAAGATGGGCTCACAATTACCTTGGAAGCATTTTAATAAAAACATGGCTATATCAATAGAATATAACTTAGATTATTGAATGAGATCATTATACAATTATATTATATCAACAAATAACAGATACAAAAATAAAACGTCTGTTGAAGGAAAAGAGCTTATATTAAATACCGAAGTTACCGAAAGAGATTACGAATTTGTAAATAGAGTAGGCACAGTTGTAAGCGTTCCTATAAATATAAAAACCCCTATAAAACCAGGCGACCATGTTATAATACATCATAACGTATTTAGAAGATGGTATGACATTAGAGGTAACGAGAGAAATTCAGGTAATTATATAGACGAAAACAGATACACCGTATCGCCAGAAGAATTGTTTGCTTATAAACAAAACGATAAATGGCATTGCCCTAATATGTATTGTTTTGTAGAGCCTTTACAAAACGAAGACATATGGAGCACCGAAAGCGAACAAAAACTTTTAGGAGTGCTTACATATACTAATGACTATTTAACCTCGTTAGGTGTAGTCTGTGGCGATACTGTAGGGTTTACACCCGATTCTGAATACGAATTTAACATAGATGATAAAAAATTATATAGAATTTTATCAACAGAAATAACTATCAACTATGGACATAAAAAAGAAACGCATACTTATTCTTGAAGCTGCTGAAAATTCAATTAATGAATTAATAAAAGTAATGAATAAGAAAATGGATCCAGATGAACTCGATCCTGAAAAAGTAAAAATATCAGCCTCAGCTTACAGGCTTGCAATGGAAGATGCTATTATGCTTTTACAAAAAGTAGAAGAAATAAATGAAATGATGAACGAAACGCCCAAGACTGCTAAAGATAGTTTTTACGGTGTAGAAAACAGGGTTAAATAATGTATAAACAAAATCTATATGCTATACACTCTGCGCATTTATCCACAAAAAATGTAAAAAGAAACAATAAGCTAAAAAATTATAAATACGGTTATAATGATGATCTTGATTGTGTAGTAATAAGTAAAGATGGCACTATAGGTGAAATTTTTGAAGTACAAGGATTACGTATTGCTTTACCTGCGATACCTAAAGAAGTGTATTCAAATAGCGAAAAACCTGAAGATCAAGTTTTTAAGCAAACCTTAAAGCCCGCTACGCTATCAAAGATTAAATCAATACACGATTTTCAATTATATCCAGATGACATTAAAGAAAAGTATTACGAATATATTAATTCAGAGTTTGATCGCCGCAGTGATGGTTACTGGTTTATGTGCAACGGCACAGCAACCTATCTTACAGGAACACACTATATGTACCTTAACTGGACAAAAATTGACATTGGTGCACCTGAATTTAGACAATCAAACAAAATATTCTTTTACTTTTGGGAAGCCTGTAAAGCTGATTACAGATGTTATGGAATGTGCTATCTCAAAAATAGACGGAGTGGATTCTCGTTTATGGCTAGCGGAGAAACAGTTAATCAAGCTACAATATCAAAAGACGCAAGATTTGGGGTGCTATCAAAAAGTGGTAGCGACGCAAAAAAAATGTTTACCGATAAAATTGTACCTATATCAATCAACTACCCGTTCTTTTTTAAGCCGATACAAGATGGGATGGAAAGACCTAAAACAGAACTTTCCTACAAAATACCATCAAAAAGACTTACAAGAAATTCACTTAAAGTCACTGATCAAAACGAAGTTCAAGTTGGCGAGGGGCTTGACACTACAATTGACTGGAAAAATACAGGCGATAACTCCTATGACGGTGAAAAATTAAAATTATTAGTTCACGACGAATCCGGTAAATGGGAAAAACCCGATAACATATTAAATAACTGGCGTGTTACTAAAACTTGTTTAAGACTAGGTGCTAAAATAGTTGGTAAATGCATGATGGGGTCTACATCAAATGCTCTAGATAAAGGTGGCGAAAACTTTAAAAAATTATATAATGATTCAAAAGTTGAAAACCGAAACCGCAATGGGCAGACTGCTAGTGGACTATACTCTTTGTTCATTCCTATGGAATGGAACTATGAAGGATTCATTGACAAATATGGATTTCCTGTCTTCGATAATCCAGAAGAACCGGTTGAAGGAATCGACGGAGAACTTATCAGAAATGGAGTCATCGATCATTGGGAGAATGAAGCAGATGGACTCAAAGGGAATAATGATGCTTTAAATGAATTTTATAGACAATTCCCCAGAAGTGAGAAGCATGCATTTAGAGATGAAATAGAAAAGTCTTTATTTAATTTAAATAAAATATACGAGCAGATAGATTTCAACGAAGAAATGACTATGAAAGGTTACATAACCCGAGGTTCTTTTCAATGGAAAAATGGTGTTAAAGATTCTGAGGTAGAATTTTATCCAAATAAAACAGGTAGATTTAAATTATCTTGGATTCCACCAGTTGAAATGCAAAATAATATAATAATAAAAAATGGTATTAAATACCCGGGCAATAAAGATTTAGGTGCTTTTGGTTGTGATAGTTATGATATTAGCGGAACAACAGATGGCAGTGGATCTAATGGTGCGCTTCACGGGCTTACTACATTTAGTATGCTTTCAGATGTACCGTCTAGTCAATTTTTTTTAGAATATGTTGCTAGGCCACAAACAGCTGAAATATTTTTTGAAGATGTACTTATGGCAATGATATTTTATGGAATGCCAATACTTGCTGAAAATAACAAACCTAGACTATTATATCATATCAAGAGAAGAGGCTATAGAGGGTTTTCAATGAACAGGCCTGATAAAGCATTTAGAAAATTATCTGTAACAGAAAAAGAATTAGGTGGCATACCTAATACTTCGGAGGATATAAGACAAGCTCATGCAGCTGCAATTGAAAGTTATATTGAAACCCATGTTGGGTTGAAAGAAAACGGCGATTGCGGTAGAATGTACTTTCAAAGAACATTAGAAGATTGGGCTAAATTTGATATTAATAAAAGAACAAAATTTGATGCGTCTATAAGTTCAGGCCTTGCTATAATGGCTTGCCAAAGACATTTATATGCATCTAAAACCGTAAGAGAGGTTAAAAAAATAGACTTTGGATTTTCAAAATATAACAACCAAGGTTCAAAAAGTCAAATAATACAATAAAAAATGGCAGAAGCTACAGGACAAGTTACCCAATTTCCCAGCCAATCGGTTGACGATGCTACAAAGGCTAGCATGGACTACGGAATGGAAGTGGCCCGCGGTATACAAAATGAATGGTTTAGAAAATCATCTGGCACAGGAAGATTCGTTCAAAATCAACGAGACTTTCATAAACTAAGATTATATGCCAGGGGTGAGCAATCTGTTCAAAAATATAAAGATGAGTTCTCTGTTAACGGAGATTTATCTTACCTTAATCTTGATTGGAAGCCGGTACCAATTATACCTAAATTCGTAGATATAGTCGTTAACGGTATGCAAGACAGGCTATTTACAATTAAAGCTTTTGCGCAAGACCCGACATCTGTTAAAGAAAGAACTAATTTTGTAGAAATGATACTTGAGGATATGAATACTCAAGATATTATAGACGAAATAGATGACAAACTTGGAATAGATGTTAGAAACATAAAAAAAGAAGATCTACCTTCTGACAAAGATGAATTAGAGTTATATATGCAAATTGGCTACAAACAGTCTATTGAAATAGCTCAAGAACAATCTATACATAATATTTTTGAAAGAAATAAATATTATGAAACAAAAAAACGTTTAGATTACGATCAAACTGTTTTAGGTATTTCTGCAGCAAAACACGGCTTTAATAATACAGATGGAATAACAATAGAATATGTTGACCCAAGTAATTTAGTTTATTCTTATACAGAAGACCCTAATTTTCAAGATGTATATTATTTTGGTGAAATAAAACAAATAAAAACCAACGAGCTTAAAAAACAATTTCCAGATCTTTCTGATGATGAATTTAATGATGTTGTTAAAAAATCTAGCAATTATAACAATTATGACTACGCAACTGTAGAGAAAGATGACAATTATGATTCTAATACATTGACTGTAATGTATTTTAACTGGAAATCTTGGGAAAAAAGCGTATATAAAATAAAAGAAACATCTACCGGTGCTAAAAAAGCTATAAAAAAAGACGACAAATTTAATCCCCCTAAGGATCAAAGAGCACGTTTTGAAAAAGTAGCTCAAGCTAGGGAGGTAATATATGAAGGAGTAATGGTATTAGGCGCCAATAAACTTCTTAAATGGGAAAAGGCTACTAATATGGTTCGGCCTGATTCTAACGCTAATAAAGTAATGATGAATTACATTGTTAGCGCCCCTAGAATGTATAAAGGGAAAATTGAAAGCCTAGTTAGTAGAATGGTAACTTATGCTGATTTAATTCAGCTTACGCATTTAAAATTGCAGCAGGTCATACAGAGAATGACGCCATCAGGTGTTTATTTGGATGCTGATGGACTTGCGGAAATTGATTTAGGTAACGGAACAAATTATAATCCACAAGAGGCTTTAAATTTATATTTTCAAACAGGTTCCGTAATAGGAAGGTCAATGACAGTTGACGGAGATATGAATCCTGGTAAAATACCAATACAAGAATTGCCAGGTGGGGGCGGCCAACAATCCGCACTTCTTATACAAGCGTATAATTATTATTTAAATATGATACGCGACGTAACGGGATTAAATGAAGCAAGAGATGGATCAGATCCAGATCAATATGCTTTAGTTGGCGTACAAAAGCTTGCTGCTGCAAATTCTAATACAGCTACAAGGCATATATTACATAGTTCTTTGTATACAACCACGTCTTTAGCGGAAGCTATATCGATAAGAATAAAAGATGTATTGGAATTTCACCCGCAAAGAGATGCTTTAATAACAGGAATCGGCAGGTTTAATGTTGGAGCATTAGCAGAAATGGAAAATTTGCATCTTCATGATTTTGGTATATTTTTAGAATTAGACCCTGATGAAGAAGAAAAACAACTTGTAGAAAATAATATACAAGTAGCATTATCAAGAGACCAAATACATCTTGAAGATGTTATAGACATTAGGCAAGTTAAAAATATAAAATTAGCAAATCAATTATTAAAATACAGAAGAGCTAGAAAAGAAGCTGCGGACCAATTAAAAGCAGAAAGGAATATTGCAGCGCAGTCAGAGGCTAATGCGCAGGCAGCTCAAGCTGCTGAAATGGCAAAAGCACAATCTGAAATGATGAAAGTTGAGGCTAAAATGAAATTAGCAGAAGCTCAATCAAACTTTGATATTAAAAAATTACAAAACGAAGCTGAAACTAAAAAAGGCTTAATGCAATATGAGTTTGATTTAAATATGAAACTTAAAGGTATGGAGTTGGATGCGAAAAAAGAAATAGCATTAAATAAACCAGTATCTAATCCAGAACCTAAAAAAGCTTTTGAATCTAGTGGAAATGATGTTTTAGGTGGTATAGATCTTAGCAGGTTTGAACCTAGATAAAAAATTATTAACTATTATATATTATTAAATTATGGCAGAATGGAAAATTAAAGGTGCTGCTGAAGACGTTGAACAAAAGTCAGCACAAGAACAAGAACAAGCTGTTTTAGATAAAGCAGTTGAAGAAGGTAAGATTGAACCCGAAGCTGCGGGCAAAGAGGTTGATGAAATACCAAAAATTAACTTAGACGAATTAAACAAAGAAAAAGATGCCGTTCAAGAGCGAGAAACAGAGGAGGTTCCTGTGGAAGATGCACCCGGAGATAGCAAAGAAGTGGAGCAAAAAGTACAAGAACAAACCGAAGCCGAAGAAACAAAAGAGCAAGACTCGCCGCTCGAACTCGTTGAGGACGAAGAAAAAACGGTAGAAACTAATCAGCCTAGCATAGACGAAAGAGCTGCACAAGTAAACGAACAACCAAAACCTGCAGAACCAGAAGTTGTACTTCCGGAGAACGTGGATAAGCTTGTTAAGTTTATGGAAGAAACAGGTGGTAGTGTTGAAGACTTTGTTTTATTAAATAGAGATCTATCAAAATATAATGATGGCGATCTATTGAGAGAATATTATAAACAATCAAAACCTTGGGATTCGCAAGAAGTGTCTGAGTATATGGAAGACAATTTTTCATATGATGAAGACGATGACCCAAGAGAAATACGCTCTAAAAAAAGAGCATTTAAAGAAGAGTTATTTAATGCTAAAAAGTTTTTAGAAGGAAACAAAGAGAAATATTACGCTGACCTCAAGTTGAAGAAGCAAACAGATGTTCCTCAGGAGTACAAAGAAGCTTTGGAGTATTACAATACATACCAGCAGAACGCTGAGTCAAATAAACAACTTACAGAAAGTTTTTTACAAAAAACAGATAATGTTTTTAATCAAGATTTTAAAGGTTTTGATTTCCAAGTTGGAGACAATAAATACCGTTATAAAGTCAACAATGTTAATGATACGAAAACACAACAATCTGATATTAATAATTTTGTAAAACAATTTTTAGGAGAAGATGGTCAAATAAAAGATGCTAAAGGTTACCATAAGGCTTTATTTACCGCAAGAAATGCAGATAAATTAGCCGAACATTTTTATGAGCAAGGCCGTGCCGATGCTCTTCGCCAATCCGCTAAGGAGGCTAAAAATATAAATATGGATCCAAGGCAAGAAGGTGTTATTAAAACATCTACAGGCCAAAAGTTTAAAGTTGTTTCTGGTGATTCTAGTTCTAAACTAAAAATTAAACTAAGACAATAACTTAAAAATTTATTACAATGGCTATTACAACTGGCATTGAACACTTAACGCCCTCTTCAACCAAGGGGTCATTATTTCAAGGTAATTATATTACCGACTTTGATTTTACAAAACAATTTTTACCTGATGTATACGAAAAAGAAGCTGAGATTTACGGAAATCGTTCTATCTCTTCTTTTCTACGTATGGTATCAGCCGAAATGCCTTCTACTTCTGACGAAATCAGATGGATTGAGCAAGGGAGACTACACACACGTTACGACAACGTAGCAATTGCTACTGCTAGTGGAACTGGTGAGTCTGTATTTACAGTTACTTTTGACGCAAAAGCTGACGGTACTGCTTATGCTGCCGGAGACGCTCCTGTTGTTAGAGCTGGACAAACCATTATGGTACAGGGTTTAACCGCTGCGGGTGCCGCTACTGGACCTGTTGTTAAAGGTGTTGTTACTGTTGCCGGAGCTGCTGCAGCTGGTGATACTGGAACTTTTACTGCTGTTGCTTATACAGCCGCTAACTGGACGGGTGTTACCGGAGCTACTGGGTATGCTAAAGCAAATGTACTAGTATATGGATCTGAGTTTGCTAAAGGAACTGACGGAATGGTTGGTTCTTTAGATTCTGACTATAGCTCTTACACTAACAAGCCTATCATTTTAAAAGACAACTACGCTATCAACGGATCTGACACTGCTCAGATTGGATGGATTGAAGTTACTTCTGAAAATGGTGCTTCTGGTTATCTATGGTACCTAAAGTCTGAGCACGAAACTAGACTAAGATTCGAAGACTATCTAGAAATGTCTATGGTAGAAGCAGTTAAGAAAACAGCTTCCGCTGGTACTGCTGCTGCAAACTATAGTGGTTCTGAAGGTTTCTTCGCTGCTCTTGAAGCAAGGGGGAATGTATATGATGGTCTATCTACGGATTTAGCATCTAACATGACCGGCTTTGATAACATTCTTAAGCAATTAGACAAGAATGGATCTATTGAAGAAAACATGATCTATAGCAACAGAGCCTTATCTCTAGCTATTGATGATGCATTAGCTGCTAAAAATTCTTACGGATCTGGCGGTACTTCCTACGGGGTATTCAACAATTCTGAAGATATGGCGCTAAATCTAGGATTTTCTGGATTCAGAAGAGGTTCTTATGACTTCTACAAAACTGACTGGAAATATCTAAATGATTTTGCTACAAGAGGCGGATTTGGCGATGTTGAAGGAACTATTATTCCTGCAGGTACATCTACTGTATATGATCAAGATCTAGGTAAAAACATCAAAAGACCATTTTTACATGTACGTTATCGTTCTTCTGAAACTGATGACAGAAAAATGAAAACTTGGATTACTGGATCAGTAGGAGGTGCATATACTTCTAGTTTGGACGAAATGAGAGTTAACTTCTTATCTGAAAGATGTTTAATTACTCAAGGAGCCAACAACTTCTTCTTGTTGAAGTCGTAATTAATTAATATAGCGGGGGCAGTTACGGCTGCCCTTTAGCTATTTATTTTATTAAATTATATTATGAAAAATTGGGAAATTAAAGATAGAACATACGTTCTTACAAACGGAATGTCTCCGTTAACATACAAAATAAAAAGTACAGGTTTATTGTACTTTGATGAAGAAAAGGGCATAAATAGAGAAATAAGATACGCTGACAATCAAAAATCATTATTTGTAGATGAACAAGATGGTTTTGCTCAGCTTAGGCATATTGTATTTCAAGATGGCATTCTTGTTGTACCAAGAAACCAACCCTTGCTTCAAAAACTATTATCAATATATCACCCAGATAGATTAAATCTATGGGAAGAAATAGACTATGTAAAAGAAGCTGTTGATGATATTGATGTTATAGAATTAGAATTAGAAGCGTTAAAATTAGTGCAAGAACTTGATGTTGAACATCTTGAAGCTATACTTAGAACTGAAATTGGTTCTGACGTAACAAAAATGTCTTCTAAAGAAATAAAAAGAGATTGTTATTTATTTGCTAAAAATAATCCAGAGCTATTTATTGAAGTCGCAAAGGATGAAGATATTAAACTTCGTAACTTAGCTAACCGATGCGTAGAAGCTGGAATTGTTAAATTAACAGATGACAATACAGTATTTAAATGGAGCGCAAATGGCAAGAAAATTATGACTGTACCATTTGACGAACATCCATATGCAGCGTTTGCGCGATTCTTAAAAACAGATGAAGGCGTGGACGTTATGAAAGCTATCGAAAAGAAACTTTCATAAAATACCAGGTTATAGCCATTCGCTTGGTTATAACCATCTAATAAACAAAAAACAACAATGGTAAGCATAGACAAAGTTTATAAAACAGTATTAAACATACTGAATAAAGAAAATAGAGGTTATATTACCCCGGCAGAAATTAACTCGCTGGCTAACCAAGCTCAAAATGAAATTTTTGAAGGTTACTTTTCTTTAAGAAATTATGTTGTATCTAATGATTCTGATTATTCAGACATTAGAAAAAACGTAGAAGAAAAAATAGCTTTATTTGAAAACGAGGAAACAATTACTGCGGGTGCTTTTTCTAATCCAGCGGGTAATACAACTTCTAGTTATTATGCTTACCCTAGTAATTTTTTTAGGCTAGGTACTGTTTCTGTAAATGCTATACACGCTCCAGAAGCTTCTAGTCAAAAAATACTTTATTTAAATAGATCACCATTAACAAAGCCAACTGTTAAAAATCCAGTGTATGTTAGACATGAAGGTGGTATTGTTATGTATCCTACAACAGGAATAACGGATATAAATATAAATTATATAAGAAAGCCTGCAGAAGTGAAATGGGTTGGGGGCACTGCAGCTGGCCAAGTTGTTGCTAATACTAGTGCCACTGATTATAAAGATTTTGAACTGCACGCTTCTGAGCAGCATGAACTAGTTGTAAAGATATTATCATATGCTGGAGTTATTATAAGAGCTGCGGATATAACACAAGCTGCTTCAGCTAAAGAACAACAAATAACTCAATCTGAACGATAATGGCAGAATCAAGAAAAATATACACCAGTCAAGAGTATTACGCAAAACACGAGGGGGATGCGGGTAATATACCCGCTGATTTTCAAGGCTTAGGGTATTATAGTAGGACTAGTTTAGAAGATATTATAAACAACTTTGTAGTTGCTTATATAGGAGAAGATAAGGTTTTGCCTAAAGTTCCTAAATACGAGATTGATTTTTGGGCACAAAGAGGGATGCAAGAATTTAGTTATGACATTTTGCATAGCGAAAAAAGCGTTGAAATAGAATTAGGTTCAACCCTGCAATTTCCTTTACCTCAAGATTATGTTAACTATGTTAAAATATCACATATTGGTACAGATGGACGTAAAAATGTTTTAGTGCCTATAAGAACAGCTGGTAATCCTACAGCAATATTACAAGACGCGGATCATACTTTTTTATACGATGGTGACGGAAATTTGCAAACAGCTGCTAAATCAAATTCCGCTACACGATTTCAAGATCCTAATAACCCGTCTAATAGGTCACAAGCCGCACAGGACTATTATAATAATAATTATAACGAAGATAATTTTTCTTATTTTAATAAAAGATACGGCAGCAACCCGGAAGATATGTCGGGTACTGGAACATTTTTTATAGACACAGTAAGCGGAATTATATTCTTCGATGGCACCTTTGCTGGCAGATCTGACAATCTAATTGTTTTAGACTATATTTCTGACGGCATTGCTGATAATGGAGACCTATCTAAGGTTTACGTACCAAAGCTTGCTGAAGACGCTCTATATGCTTACATGCTATATAATTTAGCTAAACTCAGGCCATCTACTGTGCAAGTTGCTACTTTATATAAAAAAGAGGCAAGCTCAAAAATGCGAAATACTAAAATAAGATTAACAAATTATAAATCCGAAGAAATGGCTCAAGTTTTAAGAGGCAAAGCTAAGTGGATTAAACATTAAATTAAATTAAATGGCAGAAAGTAAAAGAACATTTCAGTCCGCAAAAATGGACAAAGATGTTGATGACAGGATATTAAAACCTGGTCAATATAGAGACGCTTTAAATATTAGTGTTGATTTTTCAGAAGACGGAAATGTAGGGGCTGTTGAAAACCTTAAAGGTAATGAGCTTATTGCCAATCAAGATATATATGGCCTATCTGCCTCTTCTAACCCAAACGCTACTGTAATTGCAAGTTATCCGCATCCTGAAGAAAAAAAAATATATTATTTTGTTACAGGTGATAAAGCGGATGGTATTTTTGAATATGATATTGAAGCTAACGAAATAAACACTATAGTCATAGAAAGCATAAAAGCCTCTGTTGTAGAGACTATAAACTTAGCTTTTGAAGACGCAGGAATAACAGGTGCGGTAGCACAAGACGGGGCAATATCTTTAGCGGCTAGAATTGGAGCAAATTCTATTGAATCTTTAACCGAAAATTTTAATGCTAATGAAACAGGTAGTGCTGTTTCTAGAAAAATAACGGCAAGGCTAACAGTGCCTGCTCCTTACACTAATCAAGG